CTGTTTTTAATATGGGCAATCATATTCAGTAAAATAGTTTTAAGTAATAATTTATCAATATCTTGAGTATATATCATATGAGAAAGATCATCAAGACTAAAATGTGGCTTATCGATAGTTGCCAAACCATATGGTCCGTTAGATAATTTATTTTCCATTGGTGTAGTATTAGTAAGAAAGTCTTCTGTAAAAGTATGACACTCACAATATTTACACCCAGTCTGTTCCATTTCCTCGTAAGAGTCAAAATGTCTATAATATTGGTGGCCACACTGACATTTTCTATCATCCCCATATTTTGGGTTATATACATGTTCAACGTGAGTTTTTTCTAAATAAGGTTTTTCATCATTTTTATCCACACCACAAATATAGGTAAAATATTCCACATATCCTAACATTATCTTTACAAACTCATAATTTATGGTATATTTATTATTAAAATCATATAATTATGGCATGTGGATGTAAATCAAATTCAAATCCTTCTAAAAAAGAAGATGTAGTGGTAAATAACTCTACAATTAATATGGCAATTAACGAAGAATTGTCTAATATCAAAAATAGTGTTAAAAAGGGTGAAAAATTAGATAAAGAATTTTTCAAATTACCTTCTTTTTTAAACAAAAAATAACCTATTTACATACACCCATTTTTTCGTAAATTATTTAGATAAACTAAATAATCATGGGATGTGGATGTAAATCAAATGGCAACCCTACTGATGTATCGATCAGTGGGGATACTACTTCTGGTAGTACTAAATTAACTTTTACTGGAAATAAACTAAAGGATTTTGGTGGATTTGTATTAATGTTGCCCGTGGCCATTATATTATCCATACCATTTTTAATCCATATCGGATATGTTCTATTATTTAGAAAAAACAAGAGTGTTAATTTAATAGATGTGATAGATTTTTTTAAATTTAAAAAAAGAAAAGTTGATACCCCTATTGTAAAAACATAAAAAAATCATATTTATAAATAAACAGGTTATTAATGGATAATACTATTCGTATAAAGGCAAATCCTTTAAGTGGTGAACAATATTTAAAAATACAGTTAGATCAGGATTATGACTTATTAGAGATTCTAAGTTTAAAATTAACTCAAGATCAAATATATAAAAGGCACTGTGCAGATTATGGGGTAATTGCCGGTAGGGTAATAATTAATGGTGCTGTCGGAGTTCCAAACGCTAAAATATCAGTATTCATACCAATAGATGTTGACGATTCAAAAGATCCATTAATTTCTGCAATGTATCCATATGGGAGCACTAGTGACACAAATGCTGAGGGTATTAAATATAATTTATTGGGCGAATCTCCTAGACAGGATGATTTATGTCATAGATCTGTGGGTACATTTCCTGATAAAAGAAGGGTATTAGATTGTGATACATGGTGTGAGGTTTATGGTAAATATTATAAATACACCACATCAACAAATAATGCTGGTGATTATATGATTGTCGGAGTACCACTTGGAATACATACAGTTCATATGGATGTTGATTTGGGTGACATAGGTTATTTAAGTCAGAAACCGTTTGAGATGATTGCGCAAGGATATCCCGAAAAATCATTTGATTCATATAATCAGTTTAAAGAATCTAATAATCTAAATCTATTAACACATATTAAATCTCAAGATAAATCTATAAATGTTCAACCATTTTGGGGTGATGTGGATAATTGCACTGTTGGTATTAATAGAGTAGACTTTTTATTAGATTATGAGATAAAACCAATAGCACTTTTTATGGGATCAATATTTGGTGATTCAAATAAAGACTCTATAAATAAAAATTGTATCGTTAGAAAAAAGATGGGTAAGTTGGATAGACAAATTACTGGTCCCGGTACAATAGAAATGATCAGAAAAAACTATTTCGGCGACACCGAACCTTTTAACATTAATGGTGGGCAGAATATTGATGATGATGGAACTTGGGTTATGCAAATTCCTATGAATCTTGATAACATGATTACCAATGAATTTGGTGATATGGTAAAAAGTGCCGACCCAAGAGTGGGAATACCGACAAAAGGTAAATATAGATTTAGAATAGGTCTACAAGATGGCTCATCTGCGGGTAGGTTAAGAAAAAGGGCACATTTTTTAGTTCCAAACTATTTTGGTGATTATGAATTTAGTAGACAGACTAAAGATACCCAATCTTTTCCTGGAAACTCAAATTTAGTTAAAAATAATTTTGTGGAATTAGAGTGGAATGGTATATACACTGTAAAACAATTTATTCCTAGAATTAGTAATACCCCAAGATGGACAAGTATAATGAATTTTATTGGTATTAAAGATACTGAGGAATCTGGCGCTAATTTACCATTTCCATATAATAGGGCAGATGTTGATTTAAACCCATTATTCACAATACTTTGTTTTATCTTAACAACCATAATAGCCTTTATTGTCAAAATAATAAATCAAATTGTTATAGGAGCTATAAATCTTATAATGGGTATTATAAAAAAGTTTTCAAGCAAGACTAAATTAGTGTCATGTTTAACCATTAAGTGTCAGGCAGAAGATGATGCGTTATATTGTCCTGGATGTAATCCGGATACCGCCGAAGGAGTTAATGACCCTAAATGTTGTTCGGGTGATGTAGATGGTACTTGTTTTATAAATGGTAATGCCTATACTAATTATAGAGATTGTGTTCAAATATCATTAGCACAGGCGTTAAATTTATATACTTACTATTTCACCAATGATTGGATAAATGGAACATTATACGCCCCACTTTTTAAAATAAAACAAAAAAATGGTGGTAGGAATAAATTTTGTAGAGATGGTGGTAACTATATACCAAGAGGTTTGAATGATTATAGATGTGACATAGGACCATCATCATTTGTTAGTAATAACGTATTAGGGGTTGTTGGGTCTAACAATTTTCAAGCGCCTAAAGATTGGTTAAGAACAACTAAGGGGTTAATTGCCGAATATGATGATCATTTTTATTACACGCCAAATTTATATAATAGTTCATCATTAAGATTATTATTTGCGACTGATATATATAATTTAGGGTCAATAAAAAAATGTGATTTTACCAACAAACCATTTTTAATAAATAATATTCCTGCAACCACATTTAATACGCCGGATGATGTACCATTATTAAATGGTGATGGTAGTCCAATGGAACCTGGGGTTGAGGGATTATTTTTTGATATAAGCTGTACACAAATCAAACTAAGTAGTAGTAGATGTAGAAATATTGAAAGGATTTGTGAGCTGGATATAGACTTAAACTCTGATGATATTATTAATAGTGGCGACATTACCGATGTTAGTATATTAGATATTAGAAAAAAATTAATGTGCTTAAACGAGTTCTATGCATGTCCAAATACTTGTGGTATGGCACCATGTACACTTAATGTTAATAATGAGCTTATTGATTCACTCGGTAATATATTATCACAACAAGATATTGATCAATTATTACAGTCTTGGAATCTAGACGCTAAACCTTGGTTAATATATAGATTTGGTAATGTGTATGATAATACCGGATTATTAAATCCAAATGGGGCGCAGTGTAACATGCCTGCGGTGATAACTAGAGAAAGTTATTTATATAATAATAATAATTCATTATATTTTTATTTTGGAACAATACCAGGGGCATCTGCTATCGATAAATATCAATCTAAGTATGGAGCATTTTGTGATAGATTAGAGCCATGTAACATTATAATTAGTGGTACTGTTATTAATAATGAATGTGTTGATGGATCAACTGGTGAAATATATGTATCAGCAAATGGTGGTACACCATTAGTTGGGGGAAATTATATATATTCGTGGGAATATGCAAATGATGGTGGTGAATTTAGTGGGCTAACTGCCACTGTTACTGCCACAACATCAAACTTAATTGGATTATCCCCGGATTATGAATATAGGGTAACTGTTAGAGATGTGGTTAATAATGTGTGTAAAAAGAAGTTTAATATTGCATATGCTGAGCCATTTACAGTTAGTGTTGGATATAGTGAATATATATGTGGGACCAATTTATCTTCTGGTTATTTAAATGTTTTCGTGTCAGGTGGTAGGTCGCCATATAATACAAATATTACTTATGTTGATGCGCTTAGTAATGTATCACAATCTGCATTCACAGGATCGGTAATATCAATACAGTCGGCACAGCCTGGTGTGTATGTAATATCATCTAGTGATTCGGCAATAACATGCCCGTCTACAACAGGAACTACTGTTGAGATAAAATTAGATACCGGGTTTTCTATATCTGCGAGAACAGAATCAAATTTTTGTGATAAGTACCTTAGTGGGCAAATAACTGCTGGGGTAATAAATGGTGGTGCACCACCATTTTTATACGAATTAACTTATAACCAAGCATCGTCACCATATTACGTATCAGCACTTACATATGACTATAATAGTGTTGTGTTCACTCAACTATCTGGTGATACAAATCCTACACCATCAAATACTTGTGCCGAATTAACATATAGATTAACAGTAACAGATGGTTGTGGATATATTGGAACAATATATCCGCGTATAAGTAATGTGCCATTAACACAATTATCCAATTTATCTGCCAATATTCTTAGAAATCCTAGAATAGATGTGAGTTCGATTCATAGGACAGCATTAAATAATGCTGGTATAACATTGACTTATACGGGGGGAATTAAATTATTTGTTACTACCACATCCACATATGTAGATGTTACAAATGTGTTCACATATTTTAAAATGAATGTTCCAACAACTATATATGACGCAGGTGACCTCTATCAGACATATGACTATGTTAGTACATATAGTATTACTATATCTCAATCAGCTGAGTGGGATTACACCAACGGGCAGGAACCAAATAAGAATATTTTATTATCATCAACCTGTGGAGAAAATAGTTCCAATTTTCAACCATATTTTATAGATGTTAATGGTGATAGAAAAAATGGTTCGACTGTTTCACCTTTTAATGGTACTGGTGGTAATGTTGGAATACCGATAAATACACTTTTAATAGATGGGTATGCCGGAGTAAATGCTTCTGATGATATATTAATAGAGAATCCTAATGACCCTACACAACCTAATTATTGGTATACACTACCACCGGTTAGTACAATAACAGGATCTTCTAATAATTCCACACTATCATTTTCCGATGCTGCCATGAGAGATGAAATTTATAGTATGACGATAGGTGGGTCACCAGTCAATCCTGTTTCAGGAATTACTGATGTTTTATTAGCAATAAAAGGTGGCACATCGTTTAGTGTAAATACTACCACACCTGTTGGGTATAGAGATTATCTATTAAGAATTCGTAGAACCAATAGTGGCCACACTTTAAGGCTTAATTTTTTAGTTACAACGGGAACCACATCAGATATTGGTATAGCCATAGAAGGTATTGGTGTGCACGGTGAAAGTGTTTGTCAAGATGCTCAAGTTATGATATCTGCTGTTAAAATGCCTGTGGATACGTTACCAATACCATCACTTAATAGAAATTGCTTGTTCTCTATAGAATCTATATATTGTGGAACATTAATAGATGTATTTAATGTCCCGGTCACTCCATTGTCGCCATCAACTGGGGTAATAAATACTGGTAGTGGTAACATCGTATTACCTCCATCGGCATAACAATATTTTAATTAATTAACTATTTATAGATAACATGGACAGAATAGATAAAATATTATCGACAGAATTATTTAAAGGTAGTCAATTATCTAATTTCCAACTATCTATAAATTTAAACGGATCATCTAGAATATTACCATTGGGTGATATAAATAAGGTAGTAGGTGAATATGATAGATATGTTAAGGAAAGGAATGATTCTAATTGTTATAGAATATATGGGGTACTAAAAGGGGTATTCACTAATGTATTGTTTAATGTAACCGGAAGTGCTAGTTACGAAAACATATTAAGGTTAAGTGGTACAACAAGAAAAGATGAGATTCAAAATTTTGGGTATAAAGATATATTAATAGAAATTGATGGGTGGTTCGGATATTTTTTTGAAAATCCATGTACTTTTGAATGTAATTTCAATAAATTACGTCCAAAACCAAATAGTTTTTATTTTCACCCGGTGATATCAGAGCTTAATGGTATAAATAACCCAATTTCAAATTGGGTGTTTAAATTAACATATCCATATACTGCAACTACTAATCAGATAGGTTTTTTCTTTAATATGGGAACATCACCGGTATTTACCCTCATAAATGATGGTATCGCGGTAACAAGTATAGGGGCAGGTAATATAGATGGTGAGGAGTTGATGTATATAGACTCCCCGATTAATCATGGATTAGTTGAAGGGGATCAAATAAAATTATTCGGATTCCCATTAATATCGTCAGGTGCTGGGTCATTAACAATATTAAACGATAGAGACACTTTTAATATTGTTAGAGTTGAGAATGAAACAAGATTTTGGATAGATTATTACGATAGTAATATAACACCAATAACTATAAATTTATTATCATCATTATTGGCTGGTCCAATAAGATTTAAAAGAGTTATAGATGGTAATGAATCTATATATTATTTTAGATTATTCAAAACACTTACTGAGTTATATGATTATGATTTATACCCGGCAGGGTTTTCAAATAATATATATAATGATCCAAATCAGTTGTATAATTTTGTAAAAGATATCGATACGACAGGTATTGTGGATTACTTAGGTAGACCATTAACGGATATATTTTTAACTAAAATAAAGAGTACTGGTAGTACAAATACGGAAGAGTGGACAAATATCGGTGCTGGATTATTAACTAATGAGCCAAATATAAATTATGATATTAGAGCAATATCAGGTGGAACTTCCACAAAATTATTGAGCGCAGGGTTAAAAGTTATTTCTAGTTTAATTGGTGGTACCGGTGTAGTTACAATAAATGATACCATATTTGCGGGAGATATTGTAGATTATAACACATCAGATATAAGTGAGAGGATGTTAACATCTGTTCAGTATAGATTTAACTCAAAAAATAGGGAAAATAATGATTATGGTGAAGGATATTTCTATAATGCTCATGATAGAATAAAATTATTAGACTATTCCTCACAGGTGGAATCTGAGGATAGCACAAGGCCGACAGTGGGCATACCATCATATGCAATAGAGGTTAGTGGTGTAACACAATGGAGAGATTTATTGGATAAAGGAATATTTGATTTAGATAATGGAGTAGACCAACCATTTTTAAATGGGTGTACATATATTTTTACACAACATGAGTTGTGTTTAAAGAGACAAAACCCATTTCAAAACTTAGAATATAGTGGAAGTGTTAGGAATTTCTGGTTAATAGGAGAGCGCTGTAATGATATAAATATATTTAGTGATGTAGACGCAACAATAGATGGTAAATGTTAATAGATACGAAATAAGGCTTGATAATATATCAGGAACTGCTAGCACCATATCGATTCCATTCCATATGGATTTTCATAATATGGATAATGCTGAGCTACAAACTACTGAGTTTGTTGATGTAGAAGTTGAGAAAGCTATAAATAAAATTGTAGATTATGATAGATATGCTTATTACCCGGTAATGAGCTCAAGCACATCAGTTGATGTTATTATGGAAATAAATTATGACATATCCATTTTTAATGGTGGATACGTTGATATGACTATTAATGATCTTGGTATTACTACCGATGAAATTCAAAATAGGAGACAGGCGTTTACTAAAACGATGTTAAGGCTTAATTTTTACGATACTGACGATTCCATAACCCAAAAATTAATTGGTAGAGAAATATTACATTTAAATGTGGATGATGAATATCTGACAGGTAATACATATAATGTTAGTGACACAATAGTTAAACCTACAGATCAAATAAATCTTAAATTTAAATCCAAATTACCTGCGGTGTTTGATAGAAAATTTGCTGAAGGGTTTAAATTTTATCATTATAAAACAGATTTGCCCGTTACCTTATACATGAAGGCAGCAATTTTAAATGCTAAAACCGGTGGCGTTATAAATTTATTCTTCACTAAACATAGTCCGGTTCCTGCATCCCCAAGTATTAAATTAACATCGGGGCAGGTTATTGGTGGAAAATTCGACACAACTCCTGTAACATTTTTCTATGATTCATCTAACATAGTTAGAAATTACAAATATCTATATAATATAGAATATGATAACATGATTCAAATATCGCCCATACCATACAGTGCTACTGTAATAAATTTGGCGGTGTTTAACACATAATATGGAATTAATTAAAAGGGTAGTAAATTTAAATGCATTAAAAAGTTATAAGTCAGACTTGACTAAGGAGATGATATTAGAAAATCTCAACAAGATTGGTTGTAATAGTTTAAATGCTGTTCAAATTTTAACTGAAAATAAAGAGCATGTTCTTGGTAATTGGGGTATAATAACCGCCACTACAATATATTTTAAAATAAAAATACATCAGAATATAGATGATCAGGGTATTTTCACAGACTTAGATTATGTTGATGAGATTATAAATTGGAATTTTAATCCATTTCAGTTAAAATATACTGGATATACTAGCACACAACATAATATGGTATTTGGATTAACGACAATACCGTTTAATGATAGAATATTCTTGAGGTTAAACAATAGTATTGCGGCTGATTATTATACAATACCAGCATATTGGCCATTTATACAAGCACTTACTGATTCAAAATTGTTTAGTGTTAAGGGATATGACGATAATAATCCTTATCAGTTGGGTATTAATTTTGGAACTATATTACAACCAACACAATACCTCGGATATGATTCATATTTGGATGCTGATCAATATATTATAGACGGGCTATTAAACTATTTAACATATAGAAGTGATACTAGATATGTATATAATAGTGATATTGACCAATATGTGGAAATACCGTTAACATATGTTTCTTATCAGGGACATGGGTGGAATGCTGATAATACGTCATTATCGGCATTAACTAAAGAGGAGAAATATTTTGGTATAGTTTTTCCGCCAGAAGTAAAAAATAATGTATTTATTGATAGGGGAAAAGTCGCCGTATTTAACACTATGGCTAGACTAGGTGATATTGGAAATATGTTTGATTTGGAAATATATGGGAATAAATTTTATGATATAATTAATTAAGAAAATATGGCAACAGGAAATTACGGAATTATAAGAAGTGCTGACGTTTCGCCGGATGATATGGACGTGTTTTATCATTATACACCATCAAGGGACGATGTTGGTAATGTTACACTAATACAACTAAACCCTAATACGGTAGTGGAAAAAATAGACCATCCTGTTAATCCTGGGGAGATATTTGGGGGGTTATACACTTTAAAGTTACCAACTAATATTTTTAATCAAAAAGGATATTACACAATATATATAAAGCCTAAAGAAATTAGGACTACAATATTAGATTGTGGGGTTTTATCTGCATTACCAGGTGTTAGGGGTATCGTATTCGATGCTGCGTCTATACCTGCGGATGATGTTAATAAGTTCGAGAATGGGGGGTTAGTAGGTTACAGGATAGAATATTTAACCACTAGCGCTGCTAGTCCTGAAAAGAAAATTCAAAATTTATTTAGAATAATAACTTCTAATAATAAAGCGGAGGCGGTTAGTCAAAATTTAAATAACACGTCTCAAAAATCTTTAACATATAGATATAATGATAATTCTACATTAATATTTGCAACATTAACACCAAGCTCAGCACCTAGTGTGAAACCAAGTGCAATTCCATATCTTGGTGTTCCTGGTCAGTCGGTCATATTAACAAATACTTTTTTCAATCCATTGGCGGTTGAAATTAATATGGTGGAGTATGATATAGAGAGTTTGGCAATTGGGTTATTTGGGCCACAAACTAAGTCGATTGATGATGGGGTATATACAATATATAATTTTGATAACCAAATTTATAAACAATATAGTTTATTTGAGGTTAAAGATCAATTTAATAAACCATTATTTGAAGTTAGAGAAGAAAAGAATAATATTGATTTTTCTAAAGATTTTGGAATAATAACTGCGGGTGTGTAATTAGATGGCTGGTAATAACAAAGTATTAGGTAATAATTTTAATCCATTCCTTGTTGGACAACAATTTGTTGCCGATAAAGGTACCCCAACATTTACTGTAGGTAATTTTCAGATAACGACTAATTTAACTCCACCTAAAAGTAGAAATTTTAACATAGGATCATTCAACAATGGGGTCACATTGGAATCTATGGGTGGTGATATCGATACCGCATTTAATATTATTGATGATAATTTAAAAATATTTTTAAATTTAAACACAATAGATTTAAGTGGGTATGCATTGTTTGGATCATTAGAGGAACTTATGAGATCCACTTTAATTACCATATTACAACAATGGCCAGCGTCTATTCATGTCACAGGAATATACGGGGCGTCAACAGGGTATACTGCCGAAAATTATAGTTATGATACAGTTAGTAATGTAGCATCTTTTAGGTTAAACAATAAGTTCATATCCAATAAGTATAATATAAATTATTTGGCTAATACAATAGTGCTTAGTGGATCTTCAATACCTATTAGTAGTAGAAACTTATCTGTTAATTATGCCAATTATTCAATTTTATTAAATAATGTTGAGTATAATATATTAGGGTTTACCGGATCATCAAGTTTAGTTAATACATATTTCTATATTGAAGTTAGTGGTGATCCATTTTCCGGGTTATCTACAAGTAATTTAAGTTATCATATAAAACCAAGATTTTCAATAACTGAATCATATATTAATAGTGTTGATGATTTTTCAAGATTCTTATTAAATAGATTTACGATACCTAAATATTCGTCAAGATTTATATATAGTGAAGAAAATGAGAATACTGGTATATCAGTCATAGTTTCAAAAATATTAACATGGCCAGTTGTTGATGGGTATAATCTAGATAATAATAGTGCTAGATATGCTGAATATCGAAATGAGTTATTTAAAATAGGTCAAGAATATGATAAATTAACAGGGGATTTAATGTTTAGATCTTTAGTGACTAGTTCAATATCTGACTATACTGAAATTAGAAATGTTAATACGTCTAATTTAATTGCGGGGGAAAGGATTACTAAATTATTGAGAATATATGGTAGAGAATATGACGAAGTAAAAAAATGGATAGATGGTATATCATTTGTTAACAATATTTCTTACGATAAACAGGGTAATTTACCAGATGCATTAATAAAAGATAAGGCGCGTTATTTAGGGTGGGACGTATTATCACCAATGATAGATAACACATCACTAGCAACATTCGCATCAACATCATCATTGTATAGTGGACATAGTGTTGGAGAATCGTTAGTGGAATCAGAGATTGAATTTTGGAGAAGAATTGTTTTAAATTCGGCGTATCTTTGGAAAAGTAAGGGATCTAGAAAAGGTGTTGAGTTTTTCTTTGATTTCATAGGAATTCCAAGTCAGATGGCAGTATTGAATGAACATATATATGTTGCTAAAGATAAGATAGATATTGATGTTTTTAAAGAAATATTAAATAGTTTATATAACAATGTGGATATATCATCCTTTAGTGTTGATGACGATGGATACCCTAAAGTTCCCATCAATACTTTAACCAATTATTTTCAAATGGCGGGACTATGGTATAGAGAAACTGCCGGTGAACATGCATTCACTGATTATTATGGGGGTAACAATCCACATATTGGTGAATATGATGGTGGATCATCATATATAAATAATTTTTTATGTTTAATAGGTGAGTTCAATCCTACTGATATCAAAATAAAGAATAATTCTATTGAGATAATAAATAACTTTAAGAATTATAATTTCGGGGAAGTAGATGGAATACCAACGTCAGGTACTGTGTATCACACGATTGTTAATGAAAATAATCAGGCGATGCCCAATTGTGTATCATCAACTGGCACTGTTATAACTAATCCGGCACCATTTATATCTATGTCTATTTGTGGGTGTCAGGTGCCACCGAATTCTTCTGATAAGTCAATAATAATTAATGTGGATAAGTTCTCATCAGCATCTGGTCCGTGTGGTAGTGATCCTAATGTTGGAATATTAACAAGCATTTCTGGTTGTAGCACGTTTATTCCATCAGATTTGGTACTATCACCACAATATATTAGGTATTTTAATACTATCACAAAGACATATGTTACTCAAGTTCCTAGTGAATGTTGTCATAGCACTAATTCAAATGTTAAGTGGATAGAAATATCTGGTGGGTTAGGTAATTGTTATTACACAAGTCCATGTTCACCAACATATGAATACGTATCAACAGGGTATGGTGGAACGTTATTATTCCTTGAAATTGCAACGGAGCAGATTACGTCTAAGGTTAGTTATGGAAGTGGAATTGGGGTATCACCAGCTTGTTGTATTTATCATGGTGGTATTGTAGATATAGTAGGAAATTGTGTAATACCATAAAAAAAATAAAGTTTTAAATATATGTATATATATAATAAAAGTAGATCATGGCACTAACAACACCACCAATTTTTGGATTATTTATAAATAAGTTCGCTAACACCAGTGATTATAATAGTACGCCTTATAGTAGAATTTTAGGTGATAGTGGTAAACAAACATCTTTATTATCATTTTGTTATAGTAATGGAATAAATTATATTGGACTAGAAACTATGAGGTATTATAATAATACTTCTAATTACGATCAGTTTAGTGCCGGCACAAATACATTATTATTGTCTTTTATTAATAATGCTAAAATTAATTATGGTATTAAAGAAGTGTCTATGCATAGAAATGTGCACCAAATAGAGGATACTAAACAATCTGATGGAACATCACCAGTAAGACAAATGATAGATTATCATGGTAGTCCTGGAGTTGGAACATCAGCAATGTTTACTCATATTGGGATAGATACACTATATTGGAATTTTCCCGCGTCACCGCCCGCAACATCTTCTGGTAATGGATGGACATATTATGAACTAACTGGTAGTAGTATTAATGTTAGCTCAGCATCAACTATAGTATATATTAATCCGGCAACATTTAATTTTACAGCAACAACAGAAAGTGCTACCGGAACAACACATGCTACTCCCAATGCAATGATAATTTATTATGGGGAGATTAGACAAATAAAATCTGTTGATAGTCAAACACAAATTACTGTTGATAGACCCTTTAGTGGTATATCATCTGGCGCCCAATTCCATATATTACCATCAACAGGAACATCAGAATCAATAGATTTTGATACATACAAATATAGAGTTAAAGCAATTTCCGCTTTGGCTAGATTAAACAATATTAAGGTAGAGGCCACTATAGATAGTTCATTAACAGGAACTACTGATATTATTAATATAAAATCTCTAAGACCTTATGTTGATAGATTTTTAATTAGAAATTTTACTGAGAGTAATCACGCAATGTATAGTGAGATATATCCAATAGTTAATTCATTGGGTGAACCACTTAATGGATCAGTATCTATATTACTTGGGGCAACAATGTTGTCAGGACATTCCGGTATTAATTTTTTACAAGATTTAGTGACAGGTAGTACTATAGTTATAAATAACAGAGAAAAATATATCATATCGTCCATAGAATCTTCTACTGGGCTAACATTAACTACTCCAGCCACTTCACCATGGCCACCTGTTAGTGTTAATATATTAACAAATATATTACCCTATAGTAGTTTAGAATCTAGATCATTTTACGATGGGTGTGATTACCCATACACATGTACAGGATTAACCGTCGATTATAAAAATAGAGCGGGATATTTTTATATGGGGTTAGAGCCTGTGAGCGGACTGACTTCACTATACCCTAAAAAAACTATTTCAGATTTATATGAATATAGTGTAAAATATAATAGTGCTTTATTACCACCACAAACAGGTACCCCACCATATTTTTTACCATCCGGTGGATACACAAGTAGAGTTGATTATAACGGTATGATGTTTCGTAATCAAGAAATATTAAGACAATTAAGTGGGTCAACAAATAGTAGTAATTATTCGGGTATATACAATTATTATCCTGCGCCGGATAATCCTGAAAATATTGCGATGTACATCAATAGTTGGGGTAGTAGTGAATATAATGATTTAAATAGCCCAGTTTTTGCAATGGCCACTGCTCATTGTATAAATAATTTATTACTATATAGTATAAATTCTTTAGAGGGCGCATCTGCCGGTGTAAATTCTAAATTTACTAGTAGTAAAGGTGGGGATATAAGAGATTGGATAGAGAAGGCTAAAACAGAAGCTGGAGTTTGTAATATAACATTTGTTAGAAATTTATGGAATCCGGAATATAGTGGTACTCAAGACACATATTATGTTGTTAATTATAACATAGATACTGGTACTACACAAGATACTAGGGTAGATAGAATAATATTAGAATCTGAGTATTGGAACTGGGAAAGTGAAGCTTATTCATACGCCGCAACTGGTACGATAACAGTTAATGGAACAACGATTACTGTAGGTGGTGGTCCGGCTACTTGGGGGGCGGCAATTAACGCTTCCGGAATTAAAACATTTAAAAAAGGATTATTCATTCAAGTAGGTAGTGAGATTAGGCAGATAGTAACCGGAACTGACGCTACTTCAACAGCAACTATAGATAGACCATTCCCAACTAATTTCACTAGTGCATGGACATTTAGATATTATGATACCATTATTCGTAGTAGTGTAGATTTTGAAACATTTTTACATAGAGTAAAGATATTAAAAAATATATGTTACCAAAATAATATTGGGTTAGACGCTTATTTAGGTAGAAGAACTACTCCAGATCAATGGAGAAAATTAGCACCATTTTTAGATATATTTTACATTGAACATTACGTAACAGATGCTGCTGTCCCATATACACAATATAGTAGATCTAGTAGCCAAGATAGTGTCCAAAAAGCTCTTAGTGCGTTAACAGAATATCGAACAGGTACTGTTAGAATTCTTTCAGGTAATAATTTGGAAGGGTTGGGCACAACATTTACTGCTGATATGATTAGAGGCACTAAAATAGTTGTTGGTGGTCAAATATTTACTATTGCTAATGTTACCAGTAATAATGCTGCTACTACTATTGAAAATGTTGTAACACCAATATCTACATACACTAAGTATAGTATATTAATAGAATTTGCACCTATATCATATGTTAAAAGTACATATCATGGACCATTTATGGGTGGTAGATCATATACAGATGCATATAGATATTTTGCACTATCGGGATATAGCTCATCAGGAACAGTAGCCGCTACGCAGGTAGGATTATCAAATGCTAAATCATATAATGCCGATAGAACCGGATCTAATGTAACGGGTAGTACTCATTTAGTAGGATTTGCAATTTTTGATTATACTAATCATCAACTTCTTACTGGGATAAATGATTGTGGCGCCGGCGGTGCTGGCACTACCAGAGAGTCTATAGAATGTGTTACTGTTCCACCATCACAAACTTTTGAATTAGTGTTTAATTCATCTACCAACGCCACATGTGGTAATAATGGAACTATATCATTAGGGAGAACTGGTGGTCTTGATCCTATAACATATACGATAACTAATACCACAACTGGTCAGATTATTACCCAAGTTCAGAATGGATTATTCACAGGATTAGCACCGGGAAGTTGGAGTATTAGTGCTATAGACGGATTTGGTGATTCAGATACAGTTAGTCCTGTTACTATAACAGGGTCATTTAATAGTACGGCATCAACTATTAGTGCAACATGTGGAATATCTAATGATGGTACTATAAATATGTATGCTAGCGGAGGATCTGGATCTTTCGCATATAGAATAGATACTGCCCCATATACTAATTTTACATTGAGTAATGGTGCCGGAATATATTCAGCATCTACATTGTCTAGTAGTGGATCATATTCCGCTTGGATTAGAGATAATGCTAATCCATCATGCCCGTCAGTTACTAATGTTACAGTATCCGCACCTACACCAATAACTTATAGTTATACTAAATTAGATTCGCCATGCTCACCAACAGGTGGAACTATTACATTTATAAACGCTTCTGGTGGTAGTGGATTATTTGAATACACTATAAATAGTGGCACAACTTGGTCATCTAATAATGTTTTTAGTAGTTTACCATTAGGAACATATGAACTAAGAGTTAGGGATAGTGGTAATACATCATGTATTTCAGTAACACAGTATCAGGTATCTATTAGTCAGGTACAGATTTTATCTACTACTATAATAAAAACTGGTAGTATACCAGTATGTTTAACAAATCCAAGTAGTGAGGTATTTTTAAGTGCACTACCAATAAATGGTAGCGGTAGTTATACATACCAATGGTCTTACGATACGTATACTAGTACTGGGCAAACAATATCTATTGGGCCACCACCATTTAATGGTAATCCTACACTATTAGTTACGTTAACTACTATAGATACTATTAGAAGTTGTACGGCAACCACTCAAACCGAGATAAGTGGTGGTACATTAAACTATCCTTTATCAACAAGCCAATCTGGGGAATTAAGGTGTGATGGTTTGGGTAATGTTACATTAGAAGCGGTATTACCAACACCTTATGACAATATAATTTGGTCAAATGGTAGTACAGGAACAACATCAGTTGTTACTAGTCCAGGTAATTATTATTATACAGTATATTATAATAGCTGCACACAAGATTCTACACCATATAATTTAAGTTTAAGCACTTATATCGATCCGGTATTAAGTGCATCGTCATATACACTATCACCTGGAGTTCAAAATACTATTAATGTTAGTGGGTATTCCACAACATTACATGGTGTGGCATCTTCATCAGTAATAGGTTGGTATAAAAATGGTGTTGGACCATTCGCGTTTGGTTCGACAGTAAATGTAGTTGAAACAATATTAGGTAATTATAGTTATTATGTAAAATATACCACAACTAATGGGTGTTTAAAACAATCGGCCCCTATTATAGTATCAATAACATCATTTAATATTGTGATAGATACTAGCAATACATCTTGTAGTGGATGCACCGATGGTGTGGTATACGCATTTTTTGTGGATGGATGCACTAACGAAACGTATGATGTTAATGTGTATGATTCTAATAGTAATATTATAAATACTCAAACAAGTATTACTAACGCATTTTATTCATACTCAGGACTCAGTGCTGGTACGTATTATATGCAGGTTACTGGTAGTTGTGGCAATGTTGTTACACAAGAATTTTTTATATACGATGTTGTAGACGACCCGTGTTTAGAACTATCCACACCCGATAACCCATTAGTATTTTGTGATGGTAAATGTGTGCCGCTAATATTAGTGCCTAAGTGTGGTAAAGTAGATGGTGATAAAATATTGTTAGGTATTAATGAAATGGCCGGAGTATTCCTAACAGGGGACACAAATAATGAATGTTTTTATCAAGTTGAGTTTGATTATTTATTTAACTTCGATTGTGAAAATATATTAGGGTGTGTATCAGGATCAGATTCTAGATCCATATTAGATTTTTTCGATGGACTATCATTATTTGCAACTGTAGAAGTTATAGCAGATGATGGGTCAATATCTACTGAGCAAACTACTAAAATATGGGAATTTAATGTTAATGATGAGAGTACGGGAATATACTATAGTGGGAATTCACAATATTGTGAAATGGTTGAGTATTCAATATTGAATGAGCTTAAAGAAAAATGTACTGGATATACTGAAAATACATTTGCGGCGATATGGAGACATGGCAAGTTTCCAATATCTAATGCGTTAATAGGTAATAATATTAAAATAGGGTTACTACTTAAAGGATTTAATTGTAATTACAATATTTTATTAGATAAATTAAGAATAGATAGAATTTGTACTGTAGAAACAGAAGAAATTATATCTATTAAGAGTTGTCCCGGATTTGAATTGGATAGATATGTGGATAATAAAAAATCTTGGGTGAATAATGATGAAGCTATTAATAGGTATTGGAATAATTTAAATTATAGAGAAACAAATTATGATAGCACAGAATCTAAATTAGATATCAATACTAAAGAAATTGAGCTTGAGTTAGATTTATCAAGAGCGATTGAGTATGACATATATTGTTATGCATCACTATCGGCAAATACATGTTACTTAACGGTACCACCATATAGTGCGTTTACTAATACATTAATACCTGTATCTGCAAAAACATTTAATCAATTTGTTACTGAAATCGAAAACACATTAATAGATGTTAAGAATAGACAAACAATTCCTGATTATCCATTATTAAGATATTTGTTTGATAAATATTTAAATTTATGTGGATTGGGATGTTCGAGTAGTAATGGTTATAATTACGATACATTATATCCTATAGCTGGTTTAGTTGGTGATTATTGGATTAATATAATTGAACAAATGATTCCGGCAACAGCTATTTGGGATGGTGCATCGGTTACTTATCGTAATACAATGTTTGATGTTAACAAGTATCAATATAAGAGACATTCATTATTATTTTGTGATGATTATGAATGTTTTGAAGATACAGTTGCGGGATATTGTAGACTTAGTATGACCCAAACTGATTGGAGAAATATGAATAGTGATATATTAGGAAATTTTGGTCCTGATCAAATATATTCGGCAACGGCATTATTAGCCACTAACAACCCTATGTTAACAGGGATAACATTTTGTGATAGATGTAAAATATATGATCCTATAACATCATCTACTGATATATCAGATGCTAAAGAATGTTTTTATTCGGCATCTACATCATTATTGTTTATTAAAAATAGTGGTGGAACATTACCACTTAGTGCAGTAACGACTGGACTAACAATAACTACTAATCGCATTCCACCTATTGGTGGACCATTTTATGCTGAAAATCATAGTGTGTATGGTAAAAGTAGAAAAGGTGTTGAGGATATGGTTAAGTTAGGTATGTCAGGATTAGGATATACCATATTTAGCTCAGATACACAAAATGTTATGTGGTCACGCCCAACTACTTCTACAACATGTAATGACGTAGTTGATATATACAGTAAAGTAGATATTACATATAGGTGTAAGAGTGCTACCACTAATACTTACGCACCTACGGTATGGATATCAACACCTAATGGGGTATCATTCATGACTGGTGATACTAATTGGAATATATTAAGTGGTGTAACTAATATATCCGCCTCTACTGACTTTACAAGTATTGCTGTTGATAAAGATGGTAATAAGTGGATAGGAATGAGTGGAAATAATTATGTGTATAGATATGTCGGTACCGGTAATTCTGGTAGATTAGATAAGTTCCAATTATTTTGTTTGGCTGATCAAGGTACCGCCACTACATATTATAAAACGACTATATTAAGGCCAGACACTAATGGTGATGTATGGATAGGATCAGAAAATTGTGGGTTATATAAATTGACGGTATCTAACCAATCTAATATTAAATTAGAAAATTGGAGATACGTTACCTCATATGGGTATGCAAGTGTTATAGTTACTTATAATCCTATTAATAAAACATATGGGTATGGTACTATAAATAAATTATATTGGCCAGGATTGAGTATTCAAGGAGGTGATTCTACTGTATTAAGAACAATTACGGACTTATGGATTGATGATACTACTAACGATGCATTATTCACTGCACATGCTGGTGCCACTGTAGAATCAGGATTTGACTCATCATTGGTAACGTCCAAATATATTGGTAATATTAATACTAGTAGATCATTAGATGAAACATTTATTTATAGAGATCATTCGCAGGCCAATCAAAGTAGGAGTATGGATTACGTGATGGTAACATATCAACAAACTATCGGTGACTATTCAACAGTTGCATATCCGGATAATTTAATATCTAAACGTGTTTTCATAAATGATCCTGAGTCATTACAATTAAATCCTTCTACTGTTCCCGATGCATATGTTTATAGTGTGTCTATGGATAAAACTAGGAATATGTGGTTTGGAACATTAATAGGTGCCCCGGATACGTATAATGGTAATATATCGGTTATGATTGGTAATATATTCACAAATCTAAATGCTCCGACTATAACTAACTATCCTAGATTAGACACCGGTATTATACCTAACATAAATGGTAAACCATTTGTTATACAATATAGAAATAGTGATACAGTTTCAGGTTCCACAAATTTAAATAGTGTTATAGATTCTTGGATTGGGCATTCTACTGATATGTCGGCGAATACCCCATCAAATAATATATTTGATATAAGTGTTGATAGCACAAATGTCAGATGGTTTGGAACAACTAAAGGATTGGCAACTTTTAACGGCCCCCCAATACCGTTTCAAAAACAAAAAGATGAGCAACAGGCTAGAATAGATGCTCTTGGTGTTGGCACGCCATGGGCATTCAATAATCCACCAACATTACCTAGTAATTATGAAAGTAGATTTTTTACGTATACAACCGCTAATACACAAACAAGTGGATTTTGCACAACTATAAATCCTAATATAGTTGCAACAACATTAGTATTGAATGGTATCACAACATATTTAATTAATGTACCATCATTCGATGTGGTTAAAATAGTTTATGAGAATGGTAGTGAAATAACTTTAACATCTAGTGATTGGACAGCATTAGACACTGTTAACGGAATAAGATTTGTGTTTCTAGGTATGATCAAATATTTCAAAACCGGAATTCCTATTGGGACTAAATTTGTATTTTTAGATATCACATATTGTATGGATAACCATACTGCTATGACATCAAATATTGTCACAAAAATAGAAATTAGGAATGATGATGATGTTTGGTTTGGTAGTAGAATTACTGGTGGAACAAGTAATTCACATAACTATGGGGTATATAGATATGATGGAACAATATTTAGAAGATATGGGACAGATAATGGACATCCAAACGTACAATCTAATCAAATATATGACATAGCATTTGAATATCATATACCAACTACGTCTACTGTTGATATATTTTATAGTGGTAGTATCACTAAAAGGGTAAAAACTTTAAAATCCATTAAAATGGTTATATCAGGAGCAACAATAGTTTGTGCCAATTGTAATGGTGATAGTATAAATGATACAGAAATTATTATTAGAAATTTAGACATAGATTCTATAGATTTACATACATGTGTTGATGGAATTCCGGATACTATATGTAATACGGTGTATGGTAGAGAAATAGGGGACGAATCAATATTTGATGGTATTGTAACAATAACAGATATGGATATTACCGATACTGATGATGGACTTGTTGTTCATCATGATGGTGGTTCACAGGCATAAAAAATAAAATATAATATTTATACTATAAAAGATGAGTTATTTAATAAAAAAGAGTAGTAAACTTATAAAAGTAAAACTAACAGAAGTTGGTAGGAAAAAATTATCTGCGGGTAAATTAGAATTTACGTACTGGGCGGCGGGAGATTCTGAGATAGATTATCAGTATGCTAGTTATTTAAATTCTAATATGGATGAAATGATTTTAAGGCCTAAAGATGATAATCCTAATATAAAATCATTTTTAAAAACATCTGGGGATGAAATTTTTATTTTATTAACTAATGCCAGTTTAAAAGTTCAGGCAGTTACACTAAACAATGTTGCCGTTGCTAGAGGATTTTTTAATTCATCTCAAAATAATACATTTCCAGCAACTGGTAATGCCAGTAGATATATTACACAATCGTCTCCTGTTACATTAGGTGGTACTATCATTCTCACTGATGCCACGATAGCCGGGGGGATTAGTGCGATTAGTACTGGGCAATGTAATTTTATATTGGTTAGATTTAGAACTGATGGCACCGCCCCAACTGACATAGCCGGAACTATAGTTAATGAGCCAACAATAACATTATTTTTTAAAGTAGTGTCAAAATCCGGAAGTGATATAACTTTAGATAGACCATTACCAACAGCTTCTGGGGCTCAAGTTATATTATACCCAGGATGTGATGATCCGATTAATACATATTATGGTAGTGCCTGCACGACATCTAATTGGAGCACAAGCTCATTATCTTTTGATACGTATAATTGCTCACCACCAAACAGTGTTCCTGTTTGGAATCAAAATAATGTGTGGTGTGAAACAATGGCGGGAACACCAATTGGGTATAAAACTCATGAATATTATGGGTCGGTTAAATATATAGGTGAAAAAGAATATTTAGGGTATCCATGTGATTGTGATGATGATATATCAGGACAAGATTTGTGTGATGTGTTAAATAGTTCATATATCGATAATTTTATTAAAGGTATTGGTATTATACACTATACTAATAACATGGTATCTAATGCTTATGGGGAATTTTTCTATATAGATGCTGATGATGATAAAGTTACTAATATTTTAATGCCAACAATAATGTGGCATAATAGATATTTTTCTGGGGCAACCGGAAATACTAATTTTGGTATGAGATTTATTTCTGATGGTAAAGTTAGATATGTTAAAAATTCTGATATTAAGTACCATAATTTAATAGAGGACCCTGATTTAATATTTAGTGGTGACACGCCATTAGTTGTTGGTAGGGTATTCCCACAATTAAAAATTGTTACTATTCATGATGAAGAATTATTGGCCACTACAGTGTTCAAGTCTAATAGAAATTGGTCATTACCAAGATTAGCGGCGGAATTAATAACTCCAACCACAACTGATGGTGCTTTAAAGCCAAATGAAACAATGTATTTAACATACGCATTAGGTAGGGCTAGTACTGTTACAACAGGATTATCAGATTCATTACATTGTCAAAAATATGTTAAAATAACTAATACTACTAATACGGATAAAGATGTTGGGTTTAGAATAGAGTCCACCGGTAAATTAAAATATATGCGTAGTACCACAGGATTGGGATTTAATGCAACTGCATTGAAATTAATCTATCAGGTGGTGTCCGGACAAGATATAAGACCATTACCATATGCTTGGAAAACACAATCATGGGTCGCTGGTGGAGGAGCACTTTTAAATCCTTCCACAATAGAGAATCAAAACCCTGCCGTAAATAATTATATTTTAACATACTTAATATCATCCGGAGCATCAATATATGATATATCCACCACGTTAGGTGTTACTACTACGGCAACTACTACCGGAAGTACTTTTGGTGAAGAAAGATTTTTCTATGGTAATTTAGACACATATATTGGGGCTAGAGTATATAAAACACTGTTCGATATTAATGTTGGTGGATCATATTTTATTAATAGTAGCAATCCAACATTTTCAAAAGCCATAACTGGTGTAACAAGACCTGAACTAACTATAAGTGAAATTGGGATATATGATTCCAAAAAAGATTTAGTAATGATAGGTAAAATGTCTATCCCCGTAACATTAAGCCCTACACAGGTTGCTAATATTGAAATGACTATGGATTTTTAAAATAACCCATTTACAATTAAAATTATGGCATTAATTTAGATAATATGGTAAATAAAGTTAAAAGTAATGGGCACATTTTAGGGTTTGATGTATCAACAAAAACTATTGGTGTATCATTATTTGATGGTGAAGGTAAATTAATATTATTAACTCATGTGGCACCTAAAATTGATTTAGATAATTTAAGCCCAATTGAGATTTTAATAAAAAAGGCTGAGGTATTTGAAGATGTATTTTTGAAAAAATATAAAGATACTATAATAAGTAAAATTATAATCGAAGAACCTTTATTACAGTCCAATAATGTCAATACAGTAGCTACACTATTGAGATTCAATGGTATGATATCTAGATCAGTTTATGATACATTTGGTATTGTACCAGAATTCATATCATCATACGATTCAAGAAAATATGCTTTCCCAGAATTAATGTCAGTTAGAACCATTGATGGTGAAGGTAATCCATTATCAGAGAGTAAGATAAAGTCCAATAAACCCGTTTTATTTGGTGGATTTCCAAAAAATGTTGATAAAAAATTAGTTATTTGGGAAAAAGTTGCTGAGTTAGAACCACAAATAGTTTGGTTATATGACAAACGCCAAAAACTTAAAAAAGAAAATTTTGATATGACAGACGCATATTGTTGTGTTATGGCATATATGAAGAAAAATAATATTTGGTAATTTTTTGTTTTTTTGAAAAATATATTGTATACTTGTAACAATGAGCGACATAGTATTAGATATAATTACTGATATACTTGGTGAACCTAAGTCAGATAAGAGTAGACACAATCAATATCAATTTAATTGTCCGGTATGCTCGGCCGAAAAAGGGGTTAAATATGATGGTAAATACAATCTTGAGATAAACCTTAACATGAATGTATACAATTGTTGGAGTTGTCAGGATACACATGGTTCCATTAAAAAGTTAATATCCATATGGGGTAACAGATCACAGAAAAGTAAGATTAAATCATTATTTCTAGATGAAATAGAGACCAACATAAAGAATGATGGTGATGATATTGAAACATATTTTTCAGGATTACCGAAAGAATTTTTAAAATTTGAATTGGATGATGAAAATGACTTCATTCAAAAAAACGCCTTAAACTATCTGTTAAAGAGGGGTATAACTAAGGATATAATTAAGAAATATGGAATAGGATATTGCTTTTCAGGTAAATATTCCGATAGAATAATTGTCCCATCATTTGATATTGATGGTAATGTTAATTACTTTATTGCTAGAAGTTATATTAATAATAAGTTTAAATATTTAAACCCTGATAGTGATAAGACTAAAATAATATTTAATGAAAAATTTATTCAATGGGATTCTACAATTTATTTAGTTGAGGGAGTCTTTGATCATCTAATTATACCAAACTCCATTCCAATGTTGGGCAAAGTGGTGTATGATCATCTATTAAGAATGATATATGAAAAGGCAAATGCTGACATAGTGATACTATTAGATGGTGACGCTTGGAATAATGCTATATCAATATACTCTAAATTAAATATTGGCAAATTCTTAGACAAAGTTAGAATTATAAAATTACCTAATGACTATGACGTGTCGGAAATTAATCAGAAATTGGGTAGGGTAGGATTAGTAAAAGTATTGTCGGGGGCGTTTAAATTAAAAGAACATTTAGTTTAGGCATAAAAAAAGGGGATACATCCCCTTTTTTAATACTTAATATTTAATATTAAGGCCTAGCTAACGCATAATATTTCCGGGTGAATACGTAAACACTTTTTAATGTATAGTATTGTTTATATGAAGATTTAAAATTATTCATCTCTACTATATTATAATTAAAAGCATCCATATATGTTTTATTTTGACCACCGTCGGCAGTGTTACTATAAAAATACATTCCCATAAAGTTATATGGTGCACCTAATTTTGTTGCTTCAGATGAGTATATTATACCAGCACCGGCAGTTGATCCAACAGGTTTAATTCCTCTATCTATTAGGTTTTTCCATGCTCTACCGGCACTATCAAGTCTTGGTGCCACATAAGCAAATTCTGGTTTTAATCTATATTCATGGAAATTAATGATATCATTATATTTCCATAACTCCTCAAATTGGTATACTTTAGAAACATCATCACTCCACCAAGGCATATAATATTTAACAGTTAATTTTGGTGTTTTAGATTTCGCCCAATTATATACTATTGGTAGTTCAGGTTGAAATTTCGGGAATCCGCCATCTAAATAATATTCTTTTTCCCATAATATAGCGTCTGGTCTTTCAGAAACGTTTGTAGTGGCATTTAACCAAGTGTTAAAACTACCGGTAATCCAACTAGATGTGCTGAATGTTATATCTATAAATAATTTATTTGCGTGAGCCTTTTTAATAAAAGCTCTTAATTTTGACGCCCCAGTACTGGTGTTTAATACGGTACCAACACTATATAGTGATAATGTATTATATTTTTGGGCTAATGCGTATTTTATTAAAATATCTTCCGCTGCGGTATTTCCACAAACCGAATTGAAATTATCTACATATAAAGATTTTATTAACGAATCTGTCACAACCGGAGGAGTTGGTGGACATATAGGACAAGGTGGGCATGGGTCTAAAACGACTGGTAATATTTCCACAATGGTTCTTTTGGTCCTAGTGAGAGGTGCGGATTCCGAAGAAGATTCTGGTGAACTACCCATTCTCATAGAAAATTCTGGTGATTCACTAGCAAATTCTGCTCGTTCCCATCTAAGATTTGTATCATTATCTGGGGTAACACCAATTATTATAGTATCAACCTGTAATGAATCTGGTGTTTGAACCGAATCAGTATTCAACGAATCCGATGATTGATCAGTATCGTTAGACTTCGGCCATGTGCAACTATTTAAACATAGTGCGGTGACACACAATGATATAAACGCAATTATTGATAATTTTTTTAACATATTTTTTTTCATTTTTTTTTATTATATTTGATATAGTTTTATTATTATTATAATGATACTAATTTACAGATAAATATAAATCTTAATTACTTTGTTTTGTCATTTTTTTTTATTATTATTGTATTCATATAAGACACAAAATTATGATTAAAAAAATAGTTCATTTAGGGGATTTACATTTTAGACCATATCACAGACATGGGGAATATAAGGAACAATGTTTAAAATTAATAGATGATCTAACAGATTTACGAGAAGAGTATGGGTATGAAGAAGTTAGGATTGTAATTGCCGGTGATATTGTCCACCAAAAAACCAATGTTAGTAATGAATTATTTTTAATATTACTTTGGTTTTTAGGTAAATTAGATGATATATTTCCAGTAATATTACTTCCGGGCAATCATGATTTTTTAGAGAATAATAAAGAAAGGGTAGATAGCATAACCCCAATAGTTGAGGCATTAAGTAGTGATAACATTGTTTATTTAAAGAAAAGTAAGTGTTATGTGGATGAAAACATTGTCTGGTGCCCATATTCATTATTTGATGATAATGATAGACCGGATATAGATGATTTTAAAGAAACTCATGGTGATAAAGTATTTATAGGTATATTTCACGGGGCAATAATGGACTCAGTGACCGATGTTGGTTATCGAATAGAGCATGGTGTTGATATGCAGATATTCGATGGATTAGATATTTGCATATGTGCCGATATTCATCGCAGACAAAAATTAATGTATGGTAACACACAAATTGTATATTGCGGGTCGATGATACAACAAAATTATGGTGAATCCATTAGAGATCATGGGTACTTAATTTGGGACGTGGAAAGTTTAACTTATGACGCAATAAATTTAGAAAGTGATTATGGGTTATATAGTTTTAAAATTTCATCGCTAGATGATGTTGAAAATGGTAAAGAAATATTAACTAATGGATAATGAAATACGATTTTGATGAAAAACTTTACAATGAAATAGTAGAATATTGTAAGATTAATGATATTACTGATATAGATAAATTTATTAAGGATATTGTTAAGGATGGGTTCACAAAAGAAAAGTGGGGTGATATAAATTTAAAGTTCGTTAAACCAATACCTAAAGAAATTGTGGAACCTACTAAAGAGATAATGCCAACCGAGAATGTAAAAATTAACATTAAAAAAACTGACGATAACGATTTTTATGGAGAAAACAATTATAGAGAAATCAAGTAAGAAGAAAAATAATATTACTATACCAGAAAAGTCTAGTATAAAAGTTTATTGGGACGATTATCCCGAGAGTAATACCACAGAAGGAAAGGCTAGGGTTAAATCATATTTTTCAAAAAAATATGGAATTCCAGAATCGAACATAAATGTTATTTTTAGATCTAAGAAACGGGACTATAAAGAGGATACATCTAATGTGGAATATGGTGCCATTGATAATATCATGGACTTAGAGTATCAGAAAAAATTATTTATTTCTTGGTTAGATAGAGAAGATATTAAAATAAATACTGAAAAATTATTAAAACTAGATGATAAAGTTAATGAGATTTATAACTCTAGAATAAATGCTGATCGTAGACACAGGAAATGGTCTATAAATAAAATTGAGATTGATAATTTTTTATCATTTGGTGACAACAATGAAGTTGATTATAATAAATTAAAAGGTGTTACTTTAGTAACATCAGATCCCCAAAATACCGGCGGAAAATGTGTTACTAAGGAAACTAAGATTAAAATTAAAATAAATGATGATATAAAAGAAATTACTATTGGTGAATTAAATGATATTTTTAATAATAATTTAAATATATCGGTAAATACACCATATGGATATAAAAAAATATTAGATTGTGGAATAACGGCCAAAAATTCTGGTAAAGTAATAATAACTACGTCTGGTGGAAAGAAATTATCAGGGGCTCCTGATCATAGAGTTAAAATTAAGTCAGGCGATTTTATACCATTATCAAACATAATTGATGAGGAAATAGAAACTATTGATGGTTTTGAAGGTATATCACATATTGAAATTGATCCCATTGCAGAGGATTTGTATGATATACAAGTTGATGAGGTTGAGCAATATTATACAAATGGTATTGTATCACACAATTCTAATTTCTCTGTGGATACTCTTTTATTTTTATTTTTTGGTAATACAACAAAGACTAGTAAAAATGAGGAAATTTTTAATGTATATAGAAAAAATAATACTGTTACAGTTAAGGGTAATATAACTATAGATGGTGATGATTATATTATTAGTAGAACTTTAACTAGGAAATTAAATAAAAAAGGTGATGGTTGGAATGTATCGTCATCGTTAGAATATTATAGAATATTACCCGACGGAACGTTCGAGGATCAAAAAGGTGAAGCTAGAGTGTACACTGAAAATATTATAAAAGAATCTATTGGAGATCAAGCAGATTTTTTAAATACTATCATAATAACCAGTGATAACTTAGAATCTATATTGGACACTAAACCATCTGAAAGAAGTAGGTTATTAACTAAATTTATAGGGTTAGAGGTTCTTGAGAATAAGGAAGAAATTTCAAAAGAAATGTCATCTGAATTTAAAAAGAAGATGAAATCTAATTTATACAATGTAGAGTCTTTAAAAAATGAAATTGAAGCTCATGAAAATGATCTAATTGAATGTGCTGGTGACATAAAAGAAAGTGAACTGTCATTACACAATGTCGATGTGGAGATTACTGTTATTGAAAAGAAAAGGGAAAAGTTATTTGGTAAAAAACAAAACATTGATGACTCATTATTAACTTTAAATCCTGATACACTAGCCAATGAAATAGAATCAATAATAGGTAAGGGTAAGACATTAGCGGAAGAGTTAAAAGTTTTAAAATCTGATTTTGATAATATAGAAGTAGTTGAGTTCGATGAGGATGAATATGAATTATTATTATCTCAGGAAAAAGATTTACTAACCGATAGAGCTAATACTAGTAAGGATATATCAAATATTGAGAAAATACTAAAACAGTTAGTAGAAGGTCAGATATGCCCGACATGTAAAAGAGCATTAGATGGCGATGATCATGATGAAGAAATTGAGAGGTTGAAAAAAGATTTAGTACTGTCTAAAAAAATATTTAATAAAAATGAGTTAGGAATAGTCAATATAAGTGGTAAAATATTGGATCAAAAGATTATTAAAAAATCATTAGATGATAAAGATCGAAAAAGTATTATTATAGATAAAAAGGAATTGGATATTGATAGATTGCGTATGGATATGCAAACTAAGAAAAATCTTTTAGGTGAATATAATAAGAATAAATCGATAATAGATGCTAATCAAAATGTTGACGTAGAAATTGGGTATTTGAATAGCACTCTTAAAATACGTCAATATGATCATGATTCGTTAATCATTAAAATAGAGAAGTTAAAGAATCAGATTATTGTAAACGATACTAACATAGCAACTAAGAATGGTATTATAGAACTGATTAAGAAAGAAAATGAGATTGAGAAAACATTTAGTGTTTATGAAAAAATGTTGGGTAAAAATGGTGTATGTAAAATGGTTCTAAAAACTGTTATTCCAATATTAAATGCTGAAATATCTTTACTATTGGATGGTGTTTGCGATTTTAATGTTGAAATGGCGTTAAATGAGAAAAATGAGATAGAATTTTTAATCATTAGAAGTGATATAAATAGACAATTATTTAGTGGATCAGGGCTTGAAAAGACATTAGGGGCATTGGCAATTAGAACCGTACTTGGTAGGGTTTCTACTCTCCCTAAACCAAATATTTTGGTATTTGACGAAGTTTTGGGTAAAATATCTGATGAGAACTTAAACAATGTTAGATTGTTTTTTGAGCAAATAAAGAACTATTTTGATACAGTTTTACTTATCACACATAGGGAATTCTTTAGAGATTTATCTGATCATCAGATACTTATTACTAAGACGGGTAATGTGTCCCAGTTGAAATTAGTGTAAAAAATATTGAAAATTATTAGGTTTTTCCGAAAAAATGTTGTATATTTGTGGAAAACTATATTAAAATAAGATAAATTATATGAAACAACGATTAGCAAATCATTACTATTTTTTAACGATATTTGATAGTAATTTTAAGGAATCCTTACTAGATGTAATGGTTAAAGGTAAGAGAAATATTGTTAAATCACAAGGAATCTATAAGGTAACGTTTCAAAGCCACTATTCAGTATCAGATATTGAAAATGTGCTATTTGAGAAAAAATATAATTTTATATTAATAGATTTATTTGGGATAGACATTAATAATTTTTCCACATATTTTCGAGATGCTGGATCTCAAAATAAATTATTCTCAGATTTTATATCATTAATAGTTGATACCCAGAACAATATAGTGGATATAGATTTTACTGAAGCGGATCCTAATATCGTTAATTTTGATGATCTTACCGCTAATTACACTAAATTTAAGAAACATATTGGGGGTGATGATAAAAAAAGTGTGGTAGATGAAGATTTGTCCCTTAATGACATTCTTGATAAAATATCTGAGACAGGATTTGAAAACTTGAGTACTTATGAAAAGGGATTATTGAATGAATTTTCAAAAAAATAATAAAAAACAAATATATTTCACTATATGAGCAACAAAAAGTATGTTAATACTCAAGAAGAAGGTTTATCTAAATACCTTAAAGATGTTAGAAAAAGTGTTATTATTACTCAGGATAAAGAATTAGAATTGGCTAAAAGAATAGTGAATGGTGATCAAAAAGCAATAGAGGAATTGACAAAAGCCAATTTAAGATTTGTAATATCAGTGGCTAAAGATTATCAAAATCAGGGGTTATCACTATCAGATTTAATATCTGAGGGTAATTACGGATTGATCATTGCCGCTAAAAGATTTGATCATACCAAAGGGTTTAGATTTATATCATACGCCGTATGGTGGATTAAACAGTCTATAATGCAATCTCTAAATGAAAATTCTAGAATGGTTAGATTACCCGCAAATGTAATCAACCAAATGGGTAAGGATAGGAAAGAGAGAGAAAAAAATGTGAGTGATGATACGTGGGTTAGTTCATATAACGATTCTCCATATCCAGGAACAATTTCACTTAATCAAAATATTAATGAAAATGGTGACGAATTACTTGATGTTATACCTAATCCTAATGCTGATATGCCGGACAATGTGGTATCTGATGATGAATCGTTAAAATATCATTTAAATACGTTATTGTCTGTATTAACAGAAAGAGAAAAAGATATTGTCGAATGTTATTTTGGGTTGGGCGGGACTAAAATGACGTTAGAATCAATTGGTGAGGAGTATGGACTAACCAAAGAAAGGGTTAGACAAATTAAGGAAAAGGCTATTAAAAAATTAAGACATAACTCATCATCGATACAGGATTTTTTAAATGGGTAAATATTTATATGTGATATGGGAAAAATAAATGAAGATAAAATTATTGGTGATTTAAAGAAAAATTTTGTTCATAGAAATTCTACTAGGCAAAAACATATGAAATATTCCGCTAGTGAAGCTAGTGGTAACATTTCATTAGCATTTTATAGGGGGATGGCAATTGAAAGGGAAAATATAATTAAGGAATGTATTAACATATTAAGGAAAGATTTCCCTGAAGCATCAAAATATTTAAAAAATAAATATAAGTAATACATATATACGTAAAAATGGAAGTTATAAATAAATTTATAGGGAAATGGGGGTTACTTTTGGCAATCATTTTTTCGTTATGTGCGATGTGGAATTCTTGTGGTACTACAGGTAAAATACAAACATTAAACAAGACAATTATATCTTTAAAAAGTGATATGAATTATAATGATTCATTAGATAGAGAAATTGCTTCTATCGAAAGGGAAATATCTAAAAATGAAATTGCGCTTAGGGTTGTCTATGATAATAACACAGTTGTTAGAACTACTGCTCGTCCGGATGATATTATGAACCAATATACGAAGGACATTAAAAAATTACAAGAAATATTAGAGAAGTTGAAAAATGCGAGAAAATAATGTAATTTACATTTATACTCTATCGGATCCTAAACAGTCATATGAGACTAGAAAAAAAATAATGAATACTAATGAGAAATAAAATTGTAAAAATATTAATTATATCCACATTAGTTATATTATATATTTGGACTTCCAGCATTTCAATGATTAATTCTTTTGACTTTTTTAATTTATCAGAAGGAACAAAAATGTCGTGGGCGTTGGCAATAGCATTTGAACTTGGGGCAGCAGCGTCATTAGCATCTTTAATTATATTGGATAGAATTAACAAAACATTGGTATGGGCACTTTTTATAACACTAACAATATTTCAAGTATCTAGTAATATCTATCATGCGTATTCACATTTACAACATTATAATCAATGGATAGAATTATTCGGACTAACAGAAGAAGATCCGATTACTCAAAAAAGAATATTATCAATTGTTTCAGGAGCATTTTTACCATTAATCGCTTTAGGATTTATTAAAATTTTAATAAATTACATACGACCAGTGGATAAAATCAATGAATCAATTGTTGATCAAGTAAATAGTGAATATGGTATTGCCAATATATTAGATACACCTACACCAGATGCATTTATCCCCCAACCAGAAATTGAAGATAAAAAACATCCCTGGGAATCCAATGAAGAAGTTAAACCTGAACCTATACCGGATGGTAATGCACCAATTAATGAAGGTGTAAATGAAGGTGTAAATGATGGTGTAAATGATGGTGTAGACAACAATGTTGAAGCGGATAATGATGTAGTCTATGATGATAAAAAAAAAATGATATAAATGACATTATTGGTTATAATACCCAGATTAATAGTGATATAAGTATTTTAGAGGATATTATACCAGATCCACCAACCATAATTGTTGATGATATAAATTTAATAAGTGATAATGTATCTATAGACGCGCCCAAATTATCTGATATTTTTACCACCCCAGAATCGCGTATATCGATGGTAGACTCCTTAACACCACTTACTGATATTGTTATTGAAGATGATCAAACATCTATAGTGGATATTGTAGATGAAATACGGGTACCTATCATAGTAGAAGAAACTCCCACTAAAATAGATATTGTTGAAGAACCGCTAGTAGTTGAAGATCCTTCCCCACCTATTAATACTGGTGAAATAGTAATGCCGTCTCAAATAATTGGGGATAGATTAAGGATAGAAAAATATTAATTATTGGAGTAAAAATAATATCGTTTATTTTATTAAAAAAATGGATATTATTATATCATGAATATAAACAATAAAAAATATGTTTTACAGGATAGTAACTATTATCCTGAAATTTCTGAAAAAAAACAAATAGTCATTGGTAATACTTTTTCATCTGATATGAAACACTTTATTGGATGGTCAAATAGACTTTGTGGTAGACATAAAAGGGGGTCCCATTTTACTGTGGATAAGTCCGGTAAAATATATCAACATTTTGATACTAACTACCATTCCGATTTCTTACCCAATAATGTATATTCTAAGTCTATCATATCCATATCACTAGTTAATGAGGGGTGGTTAGAGCTAGATATTAAGGATAAGTCATATTTTAATGTTAACGGTATTACGTACAACCAAGTAGATGGGATTTCAGAAAAAAGGTGGAGATCATTTAATGTTTGGACAAAATATACTAAAGAGCAATTAGATTCGACAATATTTTTGGTTGATCACATATGTAATAAGGAGAATATAAGTAAAAATGTCATATCTCATAACACTCAAATTAAGGAGATTGATTTACATAATTTTAGTGGTGTACTATATCGAAGCAATTGGATTAAAAATGCTACGGATTTAAACCCAACATGGAATTTTACTGATTTTAAACAATTAATAGAGGGATAAATTTTGATAATCCCTATTCTTACTATATTTATAACTATATACAAATGTAACGATTATGAACAAACATGAAGAGCACGATATCCTAAGAGATATGTTATATACATCATCACGTAAAGGGTTTAAAAATAGTATTGTAACCGGAAAAAATAGTGTTAATGAATCTGAGAATGGTGAAATAACATTGGATCAAACTATAAAAGCTGAGGAAGAAAAGAAATTTAGAGATATAATATCTCCAAAAGTAGAGTTTAATGACTTTATCGTATATCCTGAATCTAATAACGCTGAATGGTCCGGCAAATTTTATGATAATAAAATTGAGTGGTTTTTCTCACTGGGCGAGCCAAATGGTGTTTATATATCATGTGAGTTGGCTAAGCTAAATGAAGAAACGTTGGAAATTATGAAAAAGTTGGGTGGTTATTACGATGTTTGGTCAGCTGAATGGGCAAATAAAGTTGCTACGGAATATAAAAATAATATCGATGGCCAAAATTTTTAAAAGTAATATATTCATATTATTATTAATAGCGTTAATAATTTGGTTATTATTCACTATGTATAATTTATGTGGTGAGAAAAAATCATTATATAATGATATTAATTCCATGAAAATGGAGATAATTACCAAAGACTCATTAGTTAAAATTAAGGATGGTGAATATACTAAATTAGTTAATTATTATAATACTGAATCTGATCTAACTAAAAAGTTAAAAGACTCTAATAAGGAGTTGGTTAGTGAAATAAAAGATAAGAAAGAAAAAGTGTTGCAATTAACAGGGTTGGTAGCATCATTAAGAGGTCAATTAAGTAGTGGTAGTGTGGATAGTATAGGTAAAGATTCATTATCGATAAGTATATTTTATCCACAAGAAGAAGATTGGTTTATAAATTGGAAGGGTTTAATAAACACAAATGAATTGACATACGATGGTAGTTGGAATTTTAGTAGATTAAAGTTAAATATAGTTTTAACAGAAGAAGTTAGTGGAATATGGAGAACAAGAATTAATGGTCCGGATTATTTCGTTATAGACTCATTAAAGATAGAATCTTTACCACCACAAGAGTATATTCCTAATAAATCTAAAAAATTAAGCTTACTTGTTGGTGCCGGTGTTAGAAGATATTACGGCGATAATCCACATAACAAACTAGTTATAGGGGCCGGGTTAAAATATAAAGATGTGTATCTTATTATGGATGCCGCAACTGATAATAGTGTGACAGGTAAATTAATTTTTAAAATTAGATAATATGACAAAACGTGATTTACTTAATGAAGTGTTAACACAAACTGATAAGTCAGAGATTGAAAGAATTGCTAGAAAAGAAATTAAAGATTTTTTTGATAGCAATCCTACTAAGAATAAAATAAAAGATATTATCAATGATGAGATAAAATCTGTGACATTTGAAAATAAAATTAAAAAAATAAATTCATCATCCTATAAGGATAAAGAGTTTGAGGATAAGATTGTTGGTGTAACCAGAAATGTATTGGTACAACTATATAAACAATTTTATATGAGAAGAGGATTCTGGACGGGATCACTAAGTAATGATGCTAATTAAATAATATTTGAATATGTCACAAAGTAATAAGGAATTAATATCATCAGAATTTAGAGAAGGTGCCGCAAACGCCAGATTAAAAATTCCTGGGTTATTAGAAATGAATAGGAAAAATCTTATTCATAATTGGAAGCAATTTTTAATGAATACCATTACTAATATGGATAATAGCTATGATTTGGCAATATCTGGTAGTAGAAAATCTAAACAGATGGAAAAAGATGGTATTCTTAATGAGATTGATCAGTGTAATGATAAAAATTGTGTTATTACGGTACTAAGAAATAATTTTGATGAAAGCATAGTGTCTAAGATAAAAAAGGAGTTTGTAGACCTATATAACTCGTCCATAAAGAATAGTGATAATACTGATGAAACTACATCATCAGGATCCGTTGGTGGTGGATTTGAAGCTCCTATGGGTGGTATTGTACGTAAATCATTACAGGGTGTTGATGAAGTTACTGATAGTTCATCATCTGGCCAGTATACACAACCTAAGATATGGGCAAAAAATAAGAATAATTGGAGAGGTAATAAAAAAATGTATCCGGGTGGAAAATTCGTTAGTATAAAACAAAAATGTAAGAAATTTCCATATTGTGATGAAGGTCCTGGGGCGATAGAATTGAGCAATGTCCCATATCAAAAAATAGATAAGATATTTGAATCGATATCCAAAAAAACTGGTAAATCCAAAGATTATGTTAAAGCGATGTTTTTAGAACAATTTGATGTTTTAGTGAAATAATTAAAAAAAATACGATATTTATAAATAAAATAGATAATGAAGAAAATAGAAATTTTAAAAAAGATAAATGAGTTATTGATGGAAGAAGTGGGATTTCCAGGAAAAACTGTAACTACTAAAAATCAAAAACAAAGTAAAAAAGATACTGATGCCTACTATTCTGAGGTAGAGAAAAAATATAAAAAATATACCAAAATCGAAGATGCTAAGTCCGAAGGGGATAAAGGTGGTAAATTCATGCCTAAAAAGAGAAATGTGGAAGATAGTGAAAGAGAATTTTATGGCGGAAGTGGTATGGAAGGATTAAGATTTGATGATGATGGTACTGAAGTGAATAAAGAATTTGTTAAAAGAATAGATGATCTAAATAAGGTTGAGGATGAAAATTCTCAAAAAGTTTATGATGATTTAAAAAAGAAAGGCGCTGCCTATAGAAGTGCTGAGGCTAAGTTTGAGAAAACATCCCCAGTAGCCACAAAATCTGTGGATAAAGATTTTTCTATTAAATCTAAAAATAGTGTAGTAACTAAAGTTGAAAAACCTGGTGATAAAAAAACTATTAAAAAATTAACATATAAAAAACCATTTGTTAGTGAAAGTGCTGCTATTAAATTAATACCAAACGAATTTAAAACAGATTTAAATATGTTTGAAATGACTGATGGCAATAAATCATATAAAATAAGGTGGGAAGGTGATAAGGATAATGGATCAGCAGTCATTTTAATTGCTAAGGACGATAAACTTATAAGTGAGGAAATGAGTAGAATGTTTGAAATGATGGATTATTCACCATCCGATAAAGTATCTAAAACGGATCTAATTACCGAGACTGAAAATTTTAATGAATATTTTACTAAGAAAAAAATATATGAAAACGAGGAAAAAAGTAAAATATGGGATTCAGAAGTTATAAGTGAGGAAGAAACTGTTGATGTAAAACCGGGTAGTAATTCAGTTACAACAAAAGATGGTATTGAATTTATGTACGACACTACTAACAATAAAGTTAATGCTATGAAATCTGGTAAATTATATAACGTTTCGGTATATGTGGGAGATCAATTTAAGATACTTGATCCAGAATTTTTTAAAGTACATGGTGAATATGCAATCAAATTACATATGGCACATAATGTCCCATATAACGCTATAGTGAATGGATTAAAGAAAACTTATGGGGTTAACATAAATAATGTCCTTACTAACAATTCCTTTTTGAACTATTTTTGGGAGCGCAACCCAAATCCGGATCCAACACAAAAGTAATTTTTTAATTATAAAAAAAATAACGGTTTACAACAACCGTTATTTTTTTATAATTAAACTATGGAATCTAATATACATAATTTTTTATCATACATCAATACACCTCTTTCTGAGGAAGAAATATCCTATATTTATCGTATAAATAACATTTCTTATGATAGGGTATTGTTATATAACGACTTTATTATAACATTTTTTGAATTGATGGGATCAACTTATATGGGTGGGGATATAATGACCAATAATGATGAAAAATCCCATTTTGAGTGGTGTGTGGGTAAATGTGTTAAAATTTTTAAAAAAGAAGGTATTATTTTTAAAACTACTGATGAGTTAAAAGAATTTCTATTTGGATATGTTAGGGAAATGTTTTACGATGAACAAGATAAAGATGTTGCTTCTGATAAGATTATAGGGTATTGGGAGCATATATTAAGGTTTTATTCCATTAAAAGTAAGTATGATATGGATTCGTTACTAGAAATTAATAGGATTATGAACACATCATTATTGAATAAGCATTGATTTTATTATTAATATTACCTATATTTTTAAAAAATACATTAAATGATACAAATATTTGAATTAGTAATATCCAATTACATTAATGATCAAAAGATCTGTGAGGCCGAAATAGAGTCAATTTTATCGAACACTAATAGTGATACTAGATTTAAAGTTGATAAACTTAAATTAGAGATTGATAAGATGCAAAAAATAATAGGATCTATTAACATATGTAATGAGTATGTTAAAATAATAAAAAGTAGTTCTGAACAGAATAAAATGGTGGGGAATGTTGAGTCAGGTAATGATGATGATGAAAATAATAATAAATTAAATAACTAATAAAAAGAAAAAAAAATGGAAAATTACAATTTACTAAAGAATTTAGTTGAGTCTATATCAGAAGATGCTGATAAGTTTTACAATAAAAGCAATAAATCTGCTGGGACTAGATTAAGAAAATCGTTGCAAGATGTTAAGAAGCTTGCTCAAGAAATGAGATTAGAAGTGTCTGAATTAAAAAAATCGTAATGAACTGGCTGGTGATAATTTTAAATAAGGTATACTTATTATTATTTTTTATGGCAACATTAAATGTTATTAGATACGTATTTAATATATTGTTATCATACAAAATTGGTGTTAAATATGATATGTCTAATAGGGACGTTACACTATTTATGTTATCACTAGCCACTGTTCTTATGGTGATATTCACAGGAATTAAATTATTGTAATGAGCATTCAAGATAAATTAAATGAGTTAAAACCATATGTTTTTGGAATTAGATTAGTTAGTGACAACTCTATTGTTGATACTATATTAAAACCGACATGGAATAAAGATGCTATCCATGATGAAAATATTGAGCATAAATTAATGAATGCCGATAAAAATTATTACATTTTTTTCGCCAAAAATAATATAGGTATAGATTATGTGTTAAAGTATGTAGAATCTATAATTAATTTTAATATTGAAAATGAAAAAAAGGTGGCTTTGTATGACACATATAAAATTAAATTAAAAGATTTTTTTGCGTCACACGATTTAATTGAGTTACAAAATCTGGAGTTTACAATAAATTCTGTTGTAAACGAACAACCCCAAGAGTCGATAATAGATTAACTAAAAATATCTATTTGTTACCTATTCTTTCTAGAGTTTCCTGAAAAGTGTGTATTAACCACGCTAATCCCGATCCTATACAGGCATCTAAGAATATATTTACCAACAACATGTCAACACCCCAAATCCCATATGTTGGTGATACTAACTTATAATTAAATAAGTGACTTGCATATGATAATATTGCCCCCACCCAAAAAGGTAAGCATATAAAACATGTGAATAATTTATGGAAAAAATTGGGGCTATACTTCTCCCAAAAAGATCTCCAACTATTGAATATTGATCCGTATACCGCAATATTTGTAATACTGTAACATAATATTCCGAAAAGTAATAATTTTTCCATTTGTAGTTTATTTTATATAAAAAAATAGTTAAATTTAGTAATAAGTAAATGATGGGTATATTAATATGGATGATATAAAAAAAGAATTAGAGAAAAATGAAAGATTACAGAGAAAACTTGAAATCGACTCTGAATCTGAAAAGCGTGATTTTGCTAAAAAAATAAAGAATGGGTTAGGCGAAAAAATACTTATAGAGAATCGTAACCTAATTATAGAGAATTCTAAAAAGAAAAGGGTAGGATTTTTTGAAAAATTATTTAGAATATTTAAATGATAACATTTGATTATTTAAAGAATATTGCCAATATATTAAAGTCTAATAACGTAGATTTTGATGGAATGGATATAATTTATACGATATCAAATAATGATCATGAGTTATTAAATAGGGAATTATACTATATTAAAAATGGTAGTAACAAAGGTTTAGTTATGTCTAACTTAATTAATATTAAAATAGGTAATATTAATTTTATAATAAAAAAGGAAAATATGTAAAAATATGTTTATTTCAGACGATGAAATGTCATCATTCATTAAGGATGGTATGATGGGTGGTGAATTTTTAAGGTTTATAAAAAAAACCGATACCCCCACTATAATTGCTAATATAGAAGAGCAAGTATATTGGAACATAATAATTGATTTTTGGAAAATCAATGAAATTAAAGTTTTAAGTAAGATGAATCAGGATGATTCTGATTATTTACTTTATTATTAATGGTATTACTTTTAAATAAAATTATATAACACATGGATCACGATAGAATAATATTAGTATTTTACATCTATAGAGATGTTTTAAAAAACGAATCAATAAGGAAAGAATATATGGATTCCATTAAAGAACATTTTGAGACTCAAGGTATGGCACCAACAATATTTTTTGTTCCAACAGATACGGAAGAAAGAATTGATTGTATAAATCCTAAGTATATTGAAGATCAAAATGAGATTCTTAAACTAAAAGAAACTTTATCTAGAGTCGAAGATTTATTCGATATTGGTAAGATTAGTTTAAATGATAGTTCCACAGAAAAAATATAATTAAATGAGAGATGATGTTAGGGTTTTTGAACCAAATCTTGAAACATTAAAATTTGTCAAGCAAATTTTTTCGATTCACAGTGATATGAGCACAAAATGTAATGGATACAACTCATTATGTCAAATGATTGATCAATTGGAGGGTAATTTAATTAGTGACATTAGTGAAGATGATCAAGATAAGGTGGATCACTATATTAAAGAATTTTCCAAATCATCAATAATTGGGCCGTATGTGGATCCTATTATAAAAAAAGGTGGATTGCTTAACACTTTATTATTTAGTAATAAGAATTATGGCGGTTCTTCATTAACAAAAGAAGTGTTTGATTTAATAAATAATATTTGTGATAAAGAAAATGTGATGGTTTCATCATATCCAACTTTTATATACGAAGAGAGACCATACTCGGTCAGTAGTAGGAACTTTAGTGATATTGATGAAATTTATAAATTTATAGATGAATGTGTTGGTATTATAATTATATATAATATTACTAAATATATGGTTAATGATAATGAATCGTATTGGCGTTTAAGGTATGTAATACCACAGACTACAAATGGGTAAATAAATGAAATGATATTAGGAAATGTCAAATATTTTACTTATCTTTGTATTATAAATTTAAAACTAATAAAACCATGCAAATTGACATAAATGGTGTTAAAATCACCCTAACGGAGCAACAACTTAAAGAAATTAAGGAACAAACTGAAAAACCATCCAAGGAACAAATATTTTTGGACCTTTGGAATGGTTGCACCATCAAGTTTGATTTCGAGAAATATCCCGAAAAAATATTTCTAATGAAAAATGATAAGGTTATTTTTGAACAGGATCATAAAAATGGGCGCTTATGGTGCAATTATAATCGGGTCTGGTTAATTTTTGAAAAAGAATTTGGTATGAAATATGATGACATTCAATCTTTTATCAAAAATATGGTGGAAAAACATTTCAAATTGTGGGTATTAACACCATTGAACGACAAACTTTCTAAACTACAGAGGTGGAAAAACATTTCAAATTGTGGGTATTAACACCAGTCTCGATTGGAAAGTATCCGGTTTCTTGGTGGAAAAACATTTCAAATTGGGGTGATTAACACCGGATATTATATTTACGGTCTGGTGGAATTTCTATAAAGCCTTGATGGTTTCCATTTCGTCTTAATCTTTATTTCATCATAGATTCTATCCCTATTATTATTACTTAACTCATTCATAAAGATACACTTACCAGTTCTATTACTTTGTTTTACAAAATTATCCATAGTATCATGTAATCTTCTGGCATCGTAATGGTTTTTAGTCACAATTATATTAAAATCCTGAAAATCCTCAATAATTACCTTATTTAGAAAATAATAGACATATTTTATGTTATTATTATCCATTATAAATAATTTTATAATATCTTTTAATGGTAATTTTTTATCATATCCATAACAGGTAAATTTTTCTTCTATTAGGTATTCCTGCTTGTTTAAAACCACCCAATTAGGATCTACGAATACTTCTTTCACAAGCCTACCAACTCTATCTCTGACGAGTATATCCTCATCCTGGGGCTCTCTTTCTTTAATGAGATATAAGAAATATTTGATTTCCTCATGTTTACCTTTATTTATATACTTTTTTTCAAAAAAAACGATATTATTCTCGACCATAGTATCAAATCTCTCTTTAATTAGTTCATACTTACGCAATTCACATATTGTTCGTTTCGCAACACCATTAGAGTCGTAAATTATTAATTTATATTTCATAAACACATTTGTTTTATCGAAAAAAATTCTTATATTTGTAAGATAAGTTTAAAAACGTCAAAATAAATATATGAGTAACTATTATGATATATTGGGGGTACCTAAAGACGCTTCTGCTGATGACATTAAAAAAGCGTATAGAAAATTGGCAATAGAGTTTCATCCAGACAAAAATCCTGATAATACCAATGCTGAGGAAAAAATGAAAGAGATTAATGAGGCGTATGCCACATTATCTAATGCCGATAAAAAATCTGTTTACGATAATGGTGGTAGACAACATTTTACTGGCCATGGGCATATGGATATGGATGACATATTAAGAGACTTTGCTTTTGGTGGTAGAAGAAGGCAGGTTAAAGGTGGTAATATAAAGGTCGATGTTAAATTAACTTTTGAAGAAATATATAAAGGAATTAATAAGACTATAAAATATGATAGATCGGTTAAGTGTGATCCGTGTGGTGGTATTGGTGGTAAAACAAATAAGTGTAATTCTTGTGATGGAAGAGGCGTTAAAGACGTGGTATTTGAGGTGCAGGGATTTGGTAGAATGGTTCAACAAATTACATGTCAAAAATGTGGTGGTGAAGGCACTATGATAATAGATGCGTGCATCAAATGTAATGGTAAGGGGTATAACATAATTACCGAAAGTATAGACATTACAATTCCTGAGGGTATTGAAAATGGATTCACATTTGTATCTGCCGGAGGAGGTCATTATGCTAAGAATGGTATTAATGGTGATTTATTTATAGTCATTTCAGAGATATCACAGAATGATATGGTTAGACATGGTAATGATATTATCCGTAACATTAAAATAAATTATTATGATTTAATATTAGGTGTTGAACACATAATAACTACTTTCGATGGTAAATTAAAAATATCTATCCCACAAGGGTCTAAACATGGTGATAGATTAGTCGTTAAAGGAAAAGGATTTAAAAGAAATAATGTTAATGGGGATATAATATTGGTATTGGAAATATTAACACCCAATAAAATATCTGATGAAGAAAAAGAAATATTAATAAAACTTAAAAATTTATAAACAATTATGTCAACGTACACAAACATCTCTGATGAAACTCAGAAAGTATTTAATAGGGTATTATCCGAAACCGGAATCCCTAAATTTGTAACATTTAAATTACTCGGTAATCACAAACAAAAAACTGTTGGTAAGATATCTAAAGCTAATGATATTGTAACGCACTTGACCGATATTGATATTATAATTATCTTGAACGATGTTATATTTGACGGATTAGAGGAAAAATATCAGGAAATGTTACTTGAAGAATTATTAGCACAAGTTTATTTTGATATCGATAAAGACAATTTAAAATTAATTAAACCTGATATTAGCACATTTTCATTGTTATTAACTAAATACGGGATAGATTTCTATATGTCAGTTAGAGAAGTGGTATCTTCATTATATAATAAGTTAGATTCTGAGGAAGAATAAATATGATTAGCTATATTGGGGGTAAGAGTAGAATGGCAGAATGGATAGATGCATTTATTCCTAAAGACATTGAAACATATGTCGAGCCGTTTTCAGGCATGTTTTGGGTATTTTTTAAAATGGATTTAGAGAAATATCCAAATCTTAAAACTGTGACCTATAACGACTTCAATTCATTAAATGCTAATTTGTTTAGATGCATAAAAGATTATGATAGATTATATGATGAGTGTTTAAAATATCCATGTCAGCAGGTAGGTATTGAGAATACCCCTAAAGAATATTCAGAAATGTTTAATATTTTTCAGAAAGAAATATTTGCAAAAGATTTTGTGACACCAACAGATGCCAATTTCGATGTCGCTGCGAAATATCTATATGTGTTAACACAAGTCTTTTCTGGATCAAAACCTGAAACCGCTAAGTATATGGATTATAGAGGTAAATATAGATGTAAATTTCTGATCATAATGGATAAGATGAAAAAGAAAGAATGGAGAGAGCATTTTGATAAGATCACATTTGTAGAGAATTTAGACGTATGTGATGTCATTCAAAAATACGATTCACCAACAACATATTTTTATTTAGATCCACCATATTACGATACTGAACACTATTATTCTAAACATGAGTTTGGTAGATCCGATCATGAAAGATTAAAAAATTGTTTAGAAAATGTTAAGGGCATGTTTTCATTATCATATTACGTGTTTGACGAACTAAATGAGTGGTTCCCTAAAGACAAATATGTGTGGGAAACTAAAGAATTTTCTAAAGCGGCGGCGGCATCTAAGGGTAAGGTCCAAACTAAAGGTACAGAGTTATTGATTATGAACTATGGGTTAGAAAATAGTGGTTTAGCCGACTTACACCAATCACATGCGACTAGATTAACAGAAGATTATATAGATATTATTTTACCATTAGACGAGGATTTAGATGATGATGGTAATTATATTAATGATAATGATCGTGAAATATTATAATGGTTAAGCAATCTAAATTAATATCATTTATAGGGGCCCCATGTAGTGGAAAATCTACATTAGCATATTCTATTCAAAAAGAATTAAAATTAGGTGGGTATAACTCCATATTTATAAATGAAGCTGCTACTGACTATATTGCCGAATATGGAACGCCCACACATCCAGAAGATCAAATGGTTATATTTTATAAACAATTGAATAGGGAAAAAATGTATGTAGGATCAAAAGATTTTATAATATGTGATTCTAGTAGTATGTTAAACTATTTTTATTTTAGATCATTGTTTGGTAGTAAGCTCACCAATAAGAATATTGCACTAATTAATCATGTTCAAAAAGAGATTTTAAAATCAATTAATAGTTGGGATATGGTGTTTTATTTACCACCTATAGATGATAACAATACTAAGGATAACATTAGATTTCATAATAGGGATGAGATTACTAAAATAGATAGGTGGATTAAATCTTATTTAGAGATGGAAAATATTGATCATGTTGATATGACCGATATTAAACTGGAAGATAGATTATCACGCGCTTTAAAATATGTATTATCATGACAGTAATAGTCAATAATAATAAATTCAGTGTTTTAGAATATAATTGCCCTTCTAAGGATGATGTTAATATAATAAATAATATATTTTCACACTTTCATTCATTATCAAGAATCAGAGAATTATATATCCGAACTAAATATTGTAATATGATCAACAATACTGATATTTGGGGGCATACCATGTATAGGACATATTTAAATGGTAAACTAAATACAATTAATTTTTAGGGATAGATTTAATCAATCTATATAACTGACCATCAGTTAATTTATTGGAAACTTTTAAAATTTCTAATATTTGAGCAATATCTACTTGTTTTTTCTTACCCTCATTCACGGATATTAATTGTGCAAATTCGTTGACTGTCATAATTAAAATTATTATATATAAAATATATAGAATAATATGAAAATAGTAAATAGTTTAAAAATATTGATGATATTATTAGTTTTTCTATTGTCATCATGTTTAAAAGGTAAAGAAGTACCTCTTACGGTAAATATAGAAGGTTGTGAATACTTTGAAAATAAAACACATGGGCCTAATTTCGTTTATACACATAAAGGTAATTGTAAGAATCCTATACATAAAGAAGTTAATGTTATGAAAATTTATTGATATTTATAAAATATGGGCCTGACAGGAATTGACAGGTAGTGAATGCAAATTAGTATGATACAAGTAGAGTTAGTATTGGAAACTCTTTAATAACCTATATACAACTTAATTGGAAACAATTACAACTCGGAGGACATGATGTCCATCCCTACTTCAATTTTAGTACCGCAAGAAGCTGAACTTGCATAATTGAACTAGTCGATAAATAAAGTAAAATTGGTTGGTTTGAAGTGCTACCAAAGTAAAAGTGAATTTCCCACAGTTATAGATTCTAATGGAAAAATAAGAATCTTTAATTTTGTTTATTTAGAAAAATAAACTAAACTTGTGAATGAATATTTTTTTACAACTACTCTGGACGAGGGTTCGAATCCCTCCAGGTCCACCAAATCCTTAAATAAAAAGTGTAAGTGTAGTAGTATAAAAAAAAATTATGTAATAAATGTATTACTAACTTCCATTGATTTTATATCAAATCCATCATTATCCAATGTATACCCAATAATTGTTCCACCTGGTGCCCCATATTCTACTTCCATTATAAATGGAATTGATTCATATATTATATCTTCAATCATATTTTTTAATTTATTGTTAGTAATGATCTAATTCGCACACCTGGAGGTAATGATGTTGCGGTATATCTAATATAATTACCAATAACATCAGCGGATGAGCTCCAAGATAACCATGTAGCTCCACCATCATTTGAATATTGAAAAGTTCCATAACCAGAACTTATTGTATTATCATCTAATACATTTAACCCAGTTGATACATTATATAATCTAATTCTCATTGATGGTATTGTACCTCCCCACGATGTTTTTTGTCTATAACTAAATATTCTATTTGGAACTGACGAATTACCAATTGATGGTTCATAATGAGAATCAGTTGTACTATCCTCATAAGATAATGTTAACCCCATTATTCTTGAAGGAATACATGTTGTGCCTAAAATTTTAAAAATAAACATAAACTGGATTGCCGATGTTGGTGATAATGCGGATAAATCACCATAATCATCTAACTCAGTCCATCCACCAGAATTATCACTAATACCTGTAACTCTATAATACTTCTTAAATGGTTCAGTAGGCATTGAAAAAGTATCAGTACCAAGTTTTGCTAGGTGTGAGGTAACTACATTATAAAGTTTTGTTGCGTCACTAATATCAAAAGAAGGTGTAATTAACATTTGATTATTGTCAATTGCGTAGGTTTGATGAGCCCCAATTGGTAATGTATAGAGTTGATTTAATAACGCGGATGTACCATTCCTTGATAAGTAAAGTATTCCACCTTCTGCCCATATAGACATTGTGGATGCCCCAATTGATGGGTGTACCACACCACCAGAATCTGCCGATGATTGATCATATTGTTTATCATCAACTAAAAATATATGATTAAATGGTGTTGCTGAATTATTGTAGTTGGTAACATAACTACGTACACCCGCAGCCCCTGTTGTGGCAATGACTAATTTATCAATATCTTTAGCAATTTCACATGATGACATTCCATTAGTTATTGGGTATGTTTGAGTTCCACCAGGAGGCACTTCGTTCATTGAATCGGAAGTCCATAAAGTATTTCCTGCGGTAATTATTGATAAATCGGATCTATAGATTCTGGTGGTAGTTGCAAAGTAAAGAGATTGCACTCCTGCTCCGGGACCATGATTTAATATCCCTATTCTACCATTATTAGCCACTGAAAGAGTGCCAGTTAATGTTTGATTTCCTGTTTGCAACACTAATGACGTAATATCTTTTCCCGAAGATAATGTTAATGAATTTCTAATATTATATTTAAAAACTTTTGCACCAGTCACATTCAAAACATATACGTTTTGATCAGTCCAAGAAGTTTTTGGTTCTATTGCAACACCTCCTGGAGTAATATTAGTTACTATAAGAGCATCGCCCAACCAATACGTTGCCCTAATTTTATCAGTATTTGTGGATGATAAAACTGCGGTTAGTGATGGGCTAAATAACTCATATCGTAACCCTTTTATTAAAAATAAACCACCATTTGTTGTTGTCGCATTTGCTGATGATAGAACTATCATTAAATCTTCTATTACATAATTTGTACTACCAATAACACCTGCACTTGAGGTTAAAGTGATTTGAGTATTACTATCAATCGATCCTATTTCATACCAAGTAGTAATTTCGGTAGATGCTGTGCTGGTGAAACCAATTCTACTACCGACAGATAACCTATCATCCACCCATGTTGTATTTACACCAGTGGCGGTAGTTCCATTAACTGAAACCGATCCGTTAATATATGTCTCATATGATACTCTAAATCCTCGAATGGTATGGGCTGTTGTTGTTGGTAAAGTCGCAGTAATTCCACCATTCCATGTAAATACCCCAGTTTCTTTATTATAAAGATATAGAAAAAATTTTCTAGAAACGGCAGTGGTCAATCCATCAGATAGAAATACCCAGTCAATAGTATCAGAATATGGTATTACGTGCGGAAAAAATCCTGGATTTACGTTACCAGAAGATTCCCAAGGTCTGGCAATCCCAATAATTGCTGGACCAGCAAAAATATCTGTATTAGTACCACCAGAATATTGCTTAATTAGTTTACCTAGATTAGTTTTGGTATGATCGTAGGTTGGTATGGATAAGGGTGTGGTTGGGCCATTGAATCTGAAATTTATTGCTTTTGTTGCCATAATTTTAATTTTTTATCGTTTTAATAACTAAATTTATTTTAGTAACTGTTGTTGCGCTTATTACATTGAAATATACTATATCATTAGCTAAAATTGTAGTGTTCCATGTAGATAAATTAGTATCCGAATTTATTTGTTGACTATTTAACTCAGGCAATTCCGTGCCAGTTATAGTATCGGCAGATGTTGGGATAGTACTATTCTTCCAAATATCTATTTTACATGTTCCTGAAAGATCTGATAATATATGCCAACTAGTTATTGTCATATCATTAACAAACATTGTAAATCCTTTTATACCTGGGGATATTACCGATCCAGACCCATCTATACTTATTCCAAATGACCCAATTTGTAGATTTGGAATATTATCAACATTAGTTACCTGATCTAAAGTTAAATGATAATATTCATCTGTTGTACCACCTTGTAAAGTAGATAGTTCATTATGATTATTTGCATTTGTATAACCAATTAATGTGTCAAAAGGCAATTGTACATCTATGAAGGCAGAATCGTTCTTTTTAATTATAATTTTTGCCAAAAACAAACTATAATATTTTATTATAGGTGGTAAGCCAACAGGTATAGTTGCAGATTGAGCTTGAGACAATTGATTATAATTTCCTTGCCCCATTAATATAGTAACCTCTCCATTTGGAGTTATATAAACCCACCAAACACCATAATTATTATTTCCTAGTGTAGCAGGAGCAACATCATTATTATCATATTCAGTATTACTTATTTGTGTAACACCGGTTGTAAAAGTCCATCCAGTTGTTGGGTGTCTATAATAAACAGTAAACTCGTCTCCTGTTGAAGAATTAAACGCATTAATATCTATTCTATTTAATTGATACCATAATACACCTGCTGTTACATAGACATTTCTAACTCCTATATGGGCGGTTAAAAGACCAGATGTTCTTTGATATCCAAAAGATTCTTGAATTCTTCTTTGAACTTTTCTTGGAAAATTTGATATTTCAAGACCTATATCAGAGAAAAACAAATCATTATCTCTCTTAAATATGGTTCCAATAGCAAATTGTGTTGTTTGATTTATGTTTTGGTAATTGGTTTCTGATGTAACAATTGGTGTTCCACCATTATAATCAACATAAACATAATTCACTTCTCTATCAGCTAAAGAAAGTGAATTATTAGCTTCCCATTCAAAATAAATTAAATTAGCATCAATAGAATCTGATGTCCTTACCATTCCTGTGCCACCACTTACAGTTATGGTACCATCCAAATTATCAACTATTGTTCCACCAGAAATCCTTCCACAAGACCAAGACGTAGTTATAAAATCTTGTAAAGAAAAATCACTTGTAGATGGTAACTTATTTATAAATACTTCTTGTGTAACGTGTGTATGTCCAGTATTTGTTAACGCTGAGAAACTGTGCGTATGACTCGTAAGTGAATATAAGTTGTTATGAGTATGTCCTGTAAGTGATCTATCCTGTAAGGCAGAATCAAGTCCTGTAATATCTGATGTAACGTGTGTATGTCCAGTATTTGTTAACGCTGAGAAACTGTGCGTATGACTCGTAAGTGATCTATCCTGTAAGGCAGAATCAAGTCCTATAATTTCTGATGTAACGTGTGTATGTCCTGTTGTTGTTAACGCCGAGAAATGATGTGAATGGCCCGTACTAGATTTACTATCTAAAGCTGATTGTAACCCAACAATATTATTTATAATATGGGTATGTGCTGATGATACAAAACCACTTATCATTGATGGTGATCCACTAACTGTGTTCAGTGTTAAGACACCAGTAGAAGAGTTATAAGTCCCACCAGTGATGAAGCCGCTAAGAAAAGAATTATAAATTATGTTATTCCAAGTGGCATTGCCTAAAGCGTCTGTAGTTAATACGTACCCATTTTGTTGATTACCATCCGTATATGTAAAATTATTTTCAGCAGTTAATCCTAACGTAAAAATTGGGTTATTTGGGGCAACACCACCTATTCGTAATACATGTCTGGTAGTAGGATCAACCTGTATAACATAATCGAATGAATCTTTTATTAATAATCCCGAAATATTTGCCATGTAAAAAACATACTCATTTAATCATTAAAATAAATTCAAATTATTTATTTTTTATTTTTTCAATATCTTTTTTAGATCTTGCAATGTAAAGATATTATCATTATGGTGAGTATCTTTTTTAGATTCATATCTGTCTATTTTTTTGTTTGTTGGAACAGTAGGATTTTTTATAGTTTCATTAACAATTTCCTTAGTTGGAATAGGTTCAATGATAGATTTTTGTGGTATTTTAACACTAACATTTATAATTGGTTTAACATCTTCTTTTTGCTCTTTAATAACCACTTCCGCTTTTTTGGATTGATCAATAAGAAACTCACTATTCCAAGGATTAAAGTATATATCTTCGGCAATAACCTCTAATTTCATAGTTCCAATATCATTGTTTTTAAATAAATTCTTTAATTTATTAATATCCACTGAGCAATGCCCCTCACCATCTATTGATCCGCTGAATATGTATGAAATATCCTTACTTTCTAGTATTACTCTAGCAAATGAGTTATTTATGGAAGCCCCATGTAATTGTATATCACACTCGAAAGTGTTATTCTTATCTAAATAAAGTTTATATGACATTTTAACGTAGTTTTTATATCTATAAATAGTTTTGTTTTTAAAAAAACTACTTTATATTGGCGATTTTTAATTTAGTCCCTAACACTTCTTTGGCCAATATTTCCACATCTGATATGGTTATATTAACATCGTCTGATTTTTCCTTAGATAATCTACTTAAATAATCTGTTTGGTTAGGATCTAACGAATATACTCTAATTAACAATTCGACTATATCTAATTTCTTATTTTTAGATAGTTTTCTAAATACCTTTGATGGGGAGCCAGTAGCGTCTTTTAATACCTCATCAATAAATTCGCTAGCTGTACAAAAATCTTTCCACGTAAATTCGGTGCTGTTCCAACTAAATGGGGCATCATCCCAAGTATAACAAATATTGTTTGTGGTAGGCATGTGATTAATTATCCCTTTTCTTTTAAAATTTAAATGTTTATTATTGATAAAACAATTATCAATAATATTTATATGTAATAAATAGTGCTTTGACTAAGATTAAGACTAAAGGTAAGAGATTTATCCCAAAAATGAAGAAAATCCGGAAAAAGGTTATAATAATAACAGAAAATCAATTTAATAATTTGTACACATCTTTTGATGTCGATTCTTTAGCAAAAAAAACATTTGGTGTCATACTAAACAGTTTGGATGATTATGATTTTAAATCTAAGAATGATATACTAAGTGAAGTTAGTAGATTAGGTTTGGATCGTGAATATGATCAATATAAGATATTTTTAACTTATCTATATAATATAATCATGGAAATAGGTGATGTTAACGTATATAAAGATATGGTATTTAAATTTATAAATACCATTAAAATGGTTGGTGATAGTAATGGGGTATTTAAAACGATAGAGTCTTTTCCAAGATTTTTTACAAAGAAAAAGGATGATGGTAAGTTAGATATTGCCATGGTGAGTTTTAAAAATGCGTTAGATAGTAACGACATAGATACCCTACTTAATATATATAAATCTATAAGATATACCGGACATTTAGAATATGAGAAAGACATTGCCAGTAAAAAAGGTTTTAGTATTCCGGAAGTTGGTAGTAGAGTGTTTAACTTAGGGACCGATTTCAATAAAGTGTTAAAATCATTTTTAATGGGTGATATTAAAGATAAAACTGTTGACGACATTATCAATATTGGTGTTAATGAGATGATAAACGATGTGGAAAATAATCCCAGTAGAATAGTTAAGTCCGATGCCAAAATAGATGAAGATAAATATTTTAATGATGATATAGTACTAAGTGCTGGTGATCTTATTGAGATTAAGAAAATGGAATTATCGAAAGAAAGTTATTTTAGTGAAATATTTGGTATATATAAATCACCAAAAGTGGATAGTAGATTAACATTACCTGAGGTAAAAAATACATATAATATAGTAATTAATAGTATGTTAATTAAATTTAAAAATACTGAATATGCCGATAAAACTCTGGATATTATTCGTAATAAAGTAAAAGGTATTATGTATGATAATTATTTATTTGTACCAATGAAATATATACATTTATATTGGTCAAATAAGGGGATGGTAGATTGTTCTAAAGAAGCTAGGTTATCTATAAGATTTTATATAAAAGATCATAATTTTAAGGCCTATAGATTAAGTAAAGATGGGGCCAATTTTGATGAAGTATTAGGAAAAGATAAATTTATAAAACTAGAAAATAATCCTAATATGTTCAATAAAAGAGAAATTACTTGTTAAATATTTGTATATCACCAATGAATTTTACCTTTAATTATTGCATCATCCGGGATTGTTGTTATTTTTGTTCTATATAAATTTAAATAACCACCAACGGTTAACCCGTCAGGAAGGCTTGTTATATTTGTTTCCCGTAAATTTAAATTCCCACCAACGGTTAACCCTTCAGGAAGACTTGTTATTTTTGTTCCATATAAATTTAAACCCCCACCAACGGTTAACCCGTCAGGAAGGCTTGTTATATTTGTTCCTTCTAAATATAAATTTCCCGGAATATGCAAATATGATCCAAGATCCTCCTCGGCTATCCCGGGAATATCATCACATTTA